AATGATGGTTAAATTGCAGGCCGGCGATGACGGGAGGGGGTGCTATTTTCGCGACCCCCCCCCTTATCCTTTTATGTATCGGTGCTATTTCTTTTTATTTTCTTGTAAATACCAAGAAAATCATATTTGATAATTTCATCGATTGCTCGTTCAATTTCAGCATCGATTTCTTGATCAGACATATCATCTGTAGGATTTGCTATTCTAGCTAAGTATGCACAAGAGTTATAACCTTTACCAATGTCGAACATAAGCCAAGAAGCAAACTGCTCGAATGGATTAAAAGGATTGTCGACTGTTGTCAGCATAAAATTACTTTCCATAATCAGTTCACTCCTTTCAAATATGCAGAAACTGTTGATGTTGAAACACCAAGTTTCTTTGCTATTTCTCCAATTGTGTAATTGGAATCTCTCATTGCTTTAATCTGATTAACTTTAGCTAGACTCAAAGTCGTTCTAGAACGAGGCATTGCTCTTTCTTTAATATCGTCAATATCGGTATTGTTAAGTATTTTCTTTAACGTTGTTTCGCTAACAGCTCCTGCTTGTATAGCTTCCCATTCTCGATCAGTTATTTTTATAGAACGATCTCTTCTAGCCACAGCTCCAAGTTCTGAACGATATTTAGTTAGCGCTCTCTGATTTGCTTTCTTAATATCGAGTTTCTTAGAAGCCTCTTTTCGTGTCATACCAGGATTAGCATCCATTATATTTTTTATTTTTCTGTCGATTTCGGCAGCTGCCTTAATATTAGCCATCCTTTCACGAGGAGCATTTTTTAAAGCTTCATTGAGTTTAATATTTAAGTCTGAAACTTCTTTACGATATACTTCCTTAGCCGTCTTAGAATATGCAATTTTTCCGGCAGACATTATCTCCTTACGAGCTTGGTTAGCCAGGGACTTCATATGATTTGCATAGTCGGCATATAACATTTCCATTGGGTTATTTGCATCGGAAATAAGAGTACGGGCATCATTTGTTTCTGCCATTTTTGTACTATCTTGTGTACGAATCTTTGTTTTATAAACAATATCTCCGTTTTTGTTAGTGAAATATACGCGTCCCGTTCCAGGCTCAACCTTTTTTATAGGCTCATATTTTGAAGCTGCTTCTTTATCATCGGCTTTATATCTGATCTTTTTACCATCTTCTGTAGAAATAACTATTTCATTATTCTTTTTATCGTATTTTTTAATTGGATAATATATATCGTCTGCTGTTTTCCAAATAAGCGCACCTTCTGGTTTACTAGGATCATACCATTTTTTACCTTTATAATTTATAAGAGGGCTTCCCTGTCTTTTAGGAACAGGCTCTATACTCTTACTTCTTGATATGATTGTAGATGCGCCACCGTTTTGATAATCTTTTTTTAGGCCAGATATATTATTATCGAGTTCACATTGCTTATAATCAAGATGGTGTTTTTCAGCATCGATAACAACCATGCTATAACGAACAGCTCTTTCTATTTCGCTTGGTGTCGCTCCTTTTAAAGTCATATCATTAATAAGATTCGAAGCTACGCCCATTTGAAGCTGCTTATAAGCTTCGCTCATTGTACGATATTCTACACCGTTTCTATAATAATGAAGCTTTCCGTTTGAATCTTTTTTCACTTCATCCGAACCATAAGCATCTTTGGGATCAAACCCTTTTAATCCTTTAAGCTCATCTGTTGATGTTATTTTGACTTTACCTTTACTATCATGTGTAGGTATGCACATAACAGTGTCACCATCAAAATCTGCTCCAGACAAACGATCAGCAATATTCTTATTTATTCCAACCGCGTCAATGGACGATGTTCCTATAATATCTCTTGCCAATCCGTTTTTATTGTTTACCTTTAGTATAGGTATTTCGAATGTGCCTGCATGAGGATATCTTATAAGAGCTAGTTTAGTTCCATCTTCGTATCCAGGAGCATAAATCTCGTTGTCCTTAAGCGTATTAACTGGAATAATAACATGGTATTTCTGACCAGGCAAAGCAGCTGCCTGAAGATGAACGGCTGCAGAGTCGCATTCATCTGCAAATTTAGTTAACAAATGTTTTTTAACTGTAGGATTTGGAAATGAACAAATCTCCTCGAACTCTGCTTCCTTATCTGCTTCCGCCAAATTTAGCTGCTTTTTAGCCAATTCTCTAGACTGCTTAGATAAAAACTGCGAAGGAAGTTTATCTTTCCATTCTGTCCAATCTCCTTCATCTGCTCTCTTATTTATAAGACCGAGTTTTTTATCTTTAACATTCGGATCGGTTGCGCTAACGCGCTCTCCTGTTTTAGGATCGTACCAATATTGTCCTCCTTGATCGGCATCTTTTATCAAAGAACCAAAAGGATTGTCAGGATCGTCCTTTATAGTTTTAAGAACATCCATTTTCGGAACACTCTTAGATTTGTTGGTGTTAAAAATAACATCAACGCCATCAGGAAAATCTTTTGGATCACCATAAACAGCCATACCTTTTATATATTTGTTACCATCAACCATTATACGAACCTGAGAATATCGTGACTCTCCAAGCGACAAATCTGCTACTCCTGGACGAAGTTCAACAATTCCATCTTTATCGATTCCTCCGTCTTCCTTATATCTAATAGCAAGACGCTTTGAATCCATGCTTTCGGGATAATGGAATTTCTTTTCAAACGTGCTTCCTCCGTCACGAGAAATATATTCATTAAGCGTGTGAATATTATCATAATCGTAAACGGCGCTAGAAACTTTTTGACCTTTTGAATTGATTTTATATGGCGTATCAGGAGGAGCTATAACTTTTATAGTTGTCATCTGGCTTGGGTTACTTGCCTGCGGGACTCTACCTCCAAGGACGTGATATCCCTCTACTTCAAGAAGAGCAAGAGCCTGATTAAGCTTTTCTTTAGAAATATTAAGCTCAACATCGACGCCAGTACCAAGAAGAATCATACCTTTTTCGTCAACATTCTTTTTTATAAAACTGGCGGTCTCTTTTGCTTTTAACATTCTACTTTCAGATTTGCTATCTAACAATGAACGAACTGTTGACTCGTTAATATTTTCGCCAAACCTTTCACTCATTTTTCTAGCGATCTCTGTAGGGCCAAGGCCATCTTCTTTTAGAGATTTAGCAGTAGCTACTTTGAGCATTCTTCGCTCATCTTTAGCAAGGCCTTTTTGAGCACGATATTGTGTTGTTGTCAATCCAAACTCATTCTTGATATTCTCTGGTGTTTCTTCCCATCCTTCTTTTTTAAGTATCTCGATACGAGCAAGAAAATCAGCCTCATGCTGATAAGGATTTTCGCCTGATCCCCAAGGATATCGTCCGCTACGACGAGCTACGCCAATATGTTCTAATGATTCTTCGTCGTCTGAGCCATAGCCAAAATACGACATAATCTCTTCTGCGACTTGATTCATGATCAACTCTCCTCATAATCAATTTTTTCTAGCAATTTATTAAGATGGACAATCTTATCCATTATAGGAACAATATCTTCTGCTGTCGGATTATGATATAGAATTTGATCATTCTGATAGATTCTCAATTCCATATCAATATCGCTAGGCTTTACTTTATACTCCAAACAAAAAAGAGCAGCATAAACTTCAAGCTGCTCCATATGAACTGGAGTTTTTCCTGTTTTTAAATCGTGAATTCTAAGCATTCCGTTTCTAAAACATATAGAATCTGCTGTTCCAAAAAATCGATCAGAATAATATAAAACAACTTCTGTGCTCATTTTAAACCCAATTGCATCGTTAACATATGCATAAATGGTTTTCTTAGAACGAGGCTGCTTTATTCCTAAGTCTATTGTGTCTTTAGCCCATTGATGAAATCTTGTTCCCATCTCTGCAGCTTTTTTGTTTGTGTACACCTCAATTGCTTTCTCGTCACTATACCTTAACCAACTAGACTGGCTCGCACTAAATGGCGCATGAAGTCCTTCAAGATTTGAATGCTTTATGAAGTTCATCCAAAACCTCCTCCTTATTCTCGGGATAAATGAAACTAGAAAATGACATTTCATTCATCTTTTCAACATAATGATCTTGGTTCGGCCGTTTTCTTTCATCCGCGCTCTTTTTGCATTCTAATGAGGCCCACTTATCCTTGTATAGTACAAGCAAGTCTGGAATCCCCTGAATATAACTTGAGTCATTCTTCATTACAATGCACCCCGGAAATGTCTCTTTCAATTCTTTTATTAATTTTGCCTGAAATTTATTCTCCAGCATAATAAGTAGGCCTCCTTTCTGTAAAAATGTAGTCCTAGCTTTCTTACTAACGCAATCTGCAAGTTCATACTAGCTAGGACCAGTTAAAAAATATAAAAGAAAAAGTATGCTTAAAAAATAGCAGTTTTTACCTTCCTCTCATAAAAGTCCATGTTTTTTTCGCGAATTTTAAAACTTAAAAAATATATAAATTTAAAATTCCGTAAGCTCAGATACATCGCAACCTAATGCTCTCGCAAGTTTGTCTACTGCATAGGCGGTAGGTATTGTTTTTCTATGTATGTAGTTGCTGATGCTTTGATGCGATACTCCAGAAATCTCTGATAAATATAATTGATCAAATCCACGGTCAACCATTTTTTCAACTAATCTATGCGCAAACTCTCTTTTCCAACTTTCCTCGCTTCCGTCATAAGGATGCACAGTTCTAAAGCTTGTTAGCACATCATTGTACTCAATAACTGAACCGTCTTCCAATGTTACGAAAATAATGTTTGGCCCTTTTGCTTTGTAAGATACTGCTTGCTCAGCCATTGTAGGATAATACATCTTAAACTTTTCGATTGTTAACCTATTGCTCATGTCTAACACCTCTCTAATTGAATAATTTCATCTCTGCCCGCTTTTATCAAAAAATATGGGTTTTTAACCGGCTATTTATATTTGCTATTATATTAGCAAAACCAGATAGCTAATATAAATAGGGGTAATATCCGGGTTTTTGGCCAAAAAGTGGTCTTTTTCATACAATTTTAATAAAAATAAGAGGCTCAGTTTGTTCCAAGCCTCTTCTTTCATTACTTTTTTGCTTTCTTTTTAGTAACATCCAAACCATTTGCTTTATAAATTTTAAGTTTTCGCCCACGATATTTAGTAATGTCTGCAATAATCCAAGCACAATATCCATCAACAAGGAACATGTTTTCGTCAACAATTATCGGGCTAAGCTTCTTATGTAGGGCGAATTCCATCTCTTTTTCATAGAGCTTTTCAGACTTCGGCGGCGCCTTCTTAAATGCTTTTGTAATTTTAATCTCGTCGAAATGCTTTCTAGAAATTCGTTTGCATTTATATGTTTTGAATTTCATTTACGTTTCTCCTTTCGAATGTTTACTTTCAAGTTCAATAAGAAAACGACACTCATGTGGATTGTCATCAGAGCAGATTTTATACTTGCTCCATTGTTGAGGGCATTTGTCATTGCTTGCACTATCATAACACGTCTCCCAAAAGGGGCAAAAATCCCCATAGTACGGAAGTTCATCTACAACAAATTTCATGTATCTTTCTCCTTTACTTGGTCGTATGTAGACTGACCAAAAAGAACTTTTTCAACACTGGCATCTTTTCCTGAAAAATATACTTGATCAGCAATGTCCTGATCATTAGCGGCATTTAAGCAAAGAACAGTTCGGTATTCTTCACCATCGCAAGAAAGTATACCTGCAGTACGAACGAAGCGGAATCCAAAAATACGATTGCAATCATCTTCGTCAATAACAGGTATAATTACCGGCATATTATCAGGAAGATCCGATATGATCCTCTTCAACTCAGCAATTGTCATGTTTAACATTTGTCTTTCTCCTTTCAAAATATAAAAGAGTAAGAGCCCGAGTATTTAACTCAGACTCTCGTCTCTTATTTAACTACTTTAAATTTTCTGTTTTTGATCGAATTATTTACGCTTTCAGCTTTTGCTGCTACCGCTTGTCTAACTTCTGGAATAGCTAATGTTGACACCGCCAATGTCACGGCAGGCGCCAAAATTTGTCCAATCCAAAGTCGAGCTTCACGACTAGCTTCAAGTTGCTTATAAGTCATAAATATCACTCCTTTCATTAAAGGAAGTGTTTAGTTCGCGTGCGAAATGCAGCCATTATTTTTTCTCCTTTTCTTATTTAACTTCTTTATTCAGAAGTTCTTCTCTATAATCCCATAATAAATCGCAGATTTCCTGAATTTCAGCTACAGTTAAGTCATGCTTATCCTGCAGCATAGCATCACGGAGTCTACCACAATCACTAACTATTTTACAAATATCAGATACTTTCATTTACCTTTCTCCTTTCAAAAATAAAAAGAATAGGACACCATGTTTCAGATGTCCCATTATTCAGTTTTTAGGATATAATCTAATTAGTTTCTTTTTACATTTATTAGATGTTTTTTCATCACCGTCCTTAAGAGCCTTTTCTCCTTTAGACCAGTAATAATAAAATCTAATATCTTTGAATGACTTCATAGAATATCCGCTCCTTTCATTATAGGAGATGCTATTTTCGCGAAAGAGAAAAGCCCTAGTATATTTTAACTAAGGCTTTAATCTCATCTTTTAGTAATACTATATCAAGCCTCTTCTATCATACATCTCAACAAGCTTCATCATATGCTTCTTATTGAATTTCTCTGCTTGTTCGTCGCTTCTTAAACCTAAAGCGTGCAATGCATTGTGAATATCAATTAAGTTTGCATGATAACGAGTTGCAAGTTTTAGTATGGTTTTTTCCAATGACATAAGTATTACACCTCCTTTCATAATAGGAGATGCTATTTTCGCGAAAAAGAAAAGACCCGATGTAAATTACACCGAGCCTTTGCTCTTTATAAATATTGATCTACTCTTCCGTCAACATTAAAGTCTAGTACGATTATATCTGTATCAGATATATCACTGAGACCAAAATCAATGTAGTTATCTCCGATTGGGTTTTTCTCATCATAATGCCAACCAACTACACAACCCTCTTGACTTTTAGGAAGTCCAAGCATTTCGTAAACTTCGTTTAGAAATACAGTTCCTTTTATTTTCAAGAGATCATTAGCATATTGCTGACATAGTTTGATAAACATCAGATTTACTTTTTGATCTTCGCTACAGTTAACACTGACCTCATCAAATATTCTTGCGTACTTACTATATGTCTTTTCCATAAATATCACTCCTTTCATTAAAGGAAGTGTTTAGTTCGCGCCATCAGTTTTTCCAGTAATCAACTCCGAATACGGCAAACCCTCTATCCAGTCGCAGAAGGTATGCCACTCGTCAAGCTTGTGATTACGACGGGACTTATAAATATTCGCCAGAACCTCGTAATTAAGCATGACCGTACGTTTCTGATTATAAGAGCTCGGAAGAAGCTGAATCATCTGCCACCAATCTTTTTTATCTTTGGTCGCAAGATACATTTTGCGATAATTATTCAAAGACTCAATAACAACTTTTAAGACATCTGTAGACGTAAATTCTTCTTCAGCAGTTGTTGAATAATACATTCCGTCAATTTCGTCTTCAGCATAAAGATGCTCGCAACTAAAATCTTCCAGCGTAAATTCTTTCTCATGAATCTTGTGCATAGTTGAACAAGAGTTTGCAACTGTACCAACTTTATAGGTGTCGAACTCCTTCCACCAATATAGCGGAGCAGTGATATCAAGATACACGGTAATCATCCGCATAAATTTACGATGGTCTGTACCAGCGTTGCGCAGGCGAGTCATGAGGTCGAGGTCATTTGGGCCTACATCATACCAGCCGCTATCACTCTTCTCCCAAGAATTCATTGGATTCCTCATACCTCTGATGGCTGCTTCCCAGCCCATTACTTCGGTGTTTTCAATTTTCAGCATTTTGCTTTCTCCTTATAATTTGTTATAATAAAATTTAGAAAGTATTTCTTGGCAATATTTGACAACCTGTATCAAACGTTGATGTATCATAATTTCGTAATTTATCAACTTTCTCTCATGAATAAATCCGATGATTAGTAAAATAACTAACAGCGATTCAAGAACTGTTCTTATAATAAATTCAGTACTCATGTCCATTTTGTTAAGCCTCCGCAAAGAATTTGTGACCACCTACAGTAAGTACATATGTCTGCGACTCATGCCAAGCACTGTAAACGAGAGCCGGCGCATAAAAATAAAGAATTTTAGCATCCGTAATTACTTCACCTCTATCAAATACAGCACGAACGGCCTCTTTAACGCTTTCGTTCGGAGCCGGCCTATGTTTCGTGTAGCGATACATTATAGCGATCTCACTAGGCTGCTTACCTTCTTTTTCACAAGCATCTAAAATACACTGAGCGACACCCATTTGTCCTTCGTAAGACTCAGCTCCAGACTCAGCCATTACGAGCGACTCAAGTTCTGAACGTTCGTAGTCTGACAAATAAAACCTCGGCCCGCTCTCTGCATCTTCTTCAGAAATATCTACTGTCTCCTCAATTTCTTCTTTTGGTTCTTCTATAACCTCTTCTTCAAATATAACAGAAGGTTCTGGATCGTCGATAGGAATATCCACTCTTGTTACATAAGGGATCCCAACTCCTTGAGTAGCACCCATAGCCTTTGCATTTACAACATTAAACTGAAGCGCACATAAGCAAAATATAGCCATACAAATGATCACTGAAAGAGTGTCCTTAATTATTTCTTGGTCTCTAAGCTTTAACTTTTTCATAGTTTTATATCTCCTTAAAATAAATCTTTATTTTCGTAGACGTACATAAACTCTCTTGAAGCGTGCTCTCGTGTTACCCTGATTGCAGGGAAAACAGGATTGTCGTTTGCGCAATCGAATATAACGTCTACTGACAGATAGGTAATCATATCGTCCGTTCCGACAATATTATCTGCATTATTGATCAAATGCCGACCAGCAGCCTTTATGAGTTCAACAAGTCGTTTATGAGCTTTTGATTCTGTCTCAGACATATGATTCGCAGACTCTTCCTGAATATGTTTAGCTTCGTATTCGCATGTCGGGCAAACCATAGTGCCCTCTGGAACAACTGCTCCACAAGATATACATCTGTCTTCCATTTACTTTTCCTCCTCATCTATCTTGTTCAGCTTTTCTCCAAACTCTTTTAATATATCGATACATGTATTAAGAGGTATTCCATGTTCCATGAATATCATTAGACATGCTTTTAATTTTCTAAAGTTCAAATCGTCTACTGGACAAAATGATGAAAGCAGTTCGGTATAAACTTTGAATTTTAGCATCTCAGTAAGCGCGTCTTTATCTGCATCTATGCGAAATATGTTATCGTCTCCCATTTACTTTTCCTCCTCAGCTATTGTTTCTAAGATATCTGATTATAATCCAGATAAGCCAAATACCTCCAGTTGCAAAAGTCAATATAACGTCAAGAATAAGGCCCGCTGTACTACGTTTTTTACTCATGATTCTGCTCCTTCTTTCTCTTTGTATTTAACAGGTTTGTGAGAATATAGATTACTGGGATAGCTAAGGCATTCATCGCAAGGACTTTCAAGCGAATCTTCGTCTGTATCGAAATACTCGCAAGTCTTGCAATATATGCCAAAATATACTTCTTTCATTCCATCTTCATTCATGCTTTGTGTCCTCCTTATTTTCATGCAAAACAGATTTAACAGCGTTTACCGTTACGATTACCACTGCCATAACGGCTACGACGGATATAATTCCTATACCAAGAAGAATGATAATTCCAACTAGTGTTAGAAGATCATAAAACATTTGAGTAAACATTTAAATATCAGTTTCCTTTCATAGAAATTTTCTTAGAAATGTAGTATTGAGCAAGATCTCCGTGATACACATAATGTCTCATTATGAGTTCTTCACGTCGACTGTTTATTGGAATAACGACTGAATTGCGATTTTTTCCTCTAAAACCGAAATCATCAAATTTAAATCCCATTTTTAGAGTACTGTTTCTTGGAGTTTCGTATTCAACTAAAAACCATCGATGATCATCATGAATTTCTGTTATAATTCCTATGACGTATTCCGGAGCCGAGCATGGTATGTAACATATACCATATTGTAACGGATCAAATATAACTTTTTGTCCAACTTTAACTGTTTTTCGCTTTCTCATCGACAAAATCTCCTTTAAATATAAAGTCGTTTCTTCGTCCGTTCGGCAATGTTCCATGCATCTTAACCTCTTTGCCATTCTTAAGGTCAAGAATTTCTTCCTTTGTGAAATATACAATTGTTTGCATAGTTTGCTTCCTCCTTATCGATTAATATCCAAAAGATCTACACGACCAAATGTACGATCACTGTTTGACAGCCAATTAGCCATCATGTCGAAGTCGTATCGGAGTTCGTCTCTATCTATATAATATACAGGTATATTGAGCTCTTTAGCATGCGTGATTTCTTTAAATACACCTATACCAACAAGACCATCGACACTGCTAAATATAACCATGTCTGAAATCCCTACTTGATGCAGGCAAAATTCCATTATCTCATCTTCAGTCTCGCCATTAATATTTAAAGAAACCGAAGGATTGAATATAGTGGCATTTGGAAAATATGCTTTTATAAGATCGAGCTCATACTCCTCGATCTTAGTGCCGTATTTCCACTGATGATGGGCGTAATATATGTTAAGTTTACGTTCAGTCATTATTTAACCCCCTCGAAATTATTTCTCCGTCTTCGTCGCAAATAAATATGCTATATGAATCGTTACTAGGTGAATACGAACATGACCAATAAAGTCCGGATTCCTCAAGTATTTCTTGAATTTTTGCGATGATTTCGAATTTGCTATGCGTTTTTTCAAATTTTACATAGTCTGACATGTTTGCTTCCTCCTTAAAATATAAAAGTAAAAGACCCAATGTTTCCATTGAGTCTTAAACTTCTTATGTAATTAGATGATCTTAAGTCCTTCTCGTTCTATCAAATCTTTGAACTCATACCAACCAGCCATAGAATTCTTCCTGAATGCCTCGTTGCAATCTTTCCTGAGTCCCCATCTATTATCCATTGCATATATCTCCTGGATGCTAGGGTATTCGTCCCTCATCATCTCAGCAAAGTTTTTGACAATGGCTATAGATATAAACTCCTGATCGATTACTCGATATCTCAGTACTCTATAGTTGTCTTCGGGTCCACCGATTCCATAAATAACGATTTGCATTTTTAATCGTCTCCTTTCATAAAGGAGAATGTTTTTTACGCGAAGAAAAAGAATAGGAGACCTTGTTTCAGATCTCCATTCTTTAAGTTAATTCTGTTTATGCTCTTCTTTCGCAGCATAAATCATACCAGCTATAAACAAGACAGGTCCAGTCACCATAAAGAATATAAATAAACCAATTTTATCGATTGTTGATTCAACTGATTCAAATATACACTTTCTAAGACTAATTACCAAAGCTATGCCTATAGCTAAGTATATGACGATTGCGATTAATATAAATTTTAACATAAACTATCGTCTCCTTTCATAAAGGAGAATGTTTTTTACGCGAACTCATTCGTACTCTTCGTATAATATGGCTATTGAATGATCTCCATATCTAGCCTGCTGATATCTAAACTCTCTGATTAAAATATCTGAGTGTTCTTCTAGCCAATTGTTGAACAGAACATCAGCTCTGGTGCCATTGGCATTACCGAAAAATATCTTAGATCGAGTTCGAATATTTACTTTACACATTACCATTTGACCCACCTTGACTCATTGAATTTTTTCTTTTGACTTAAAGCCTTACTTATTGCTAGATCAATGCCGCTTCTAGACTTCAAGTGATAGTAATATAAGTCGGTGTAAGGAGTATTTAATCTATCAATTCGTCCTGCTGATTGCTGCATAATCTTATACGAGTAATTTTGGGAGTAAAAAACGATGGTATCGGTCTTAATACAATTCCACCCTTCGGCCCCGGCAGTATACTGTACGAGGTATATCCAGCTTTTACTAGTTGGGATAGGTTCGTGGACATGCCCGTTCCATTCTGCGATTTGAACTTTTTCTCCATAATAGATTCCTTTCAAAATATCAAGCTCATAGTCGAAGTTGTAAAATATGATCATTTTAGGATGCTTCTCGGCCAGTTCCATGACAGCTATTTGTCTGGAATCATCTGAGTTAACAATCCTTCTAAGAACATAGCAAAGACCAGAAGCTTGCTGGATAGGTTCGTTCTTAAAAGGATCCCAGCGAGTCCTTACAGCTTCCTTATACTTTGAAATATCATAGCTAACATAAATATCTTCATGATGTGGAACAGTCTGTCTAGAGAAATCCATGTCGATAAGAATTTGATTCCTTAATCGAATTAGACGGCCAGTATTAATATAACGATCGATCTTTGGATACTTTGAATATGGAGAATATACAACATGCTCACGTTCGAATTCTCTTTTTGTTTTGTAGAATCCGTTAGCCTTAAATACAGGAAAATATTGCTCCCAAGTATCTCCAGGAGTTGCCGATAGGATAATCCAGTCGTTCTTTCTAGCTATATCCCAGAATGCTTTTACCCACTTACCTTTACCGGTCAATCGATCCTCATCAAATATAAAGAATGCATTAAACACTCCTTTATACTTTTGAATATTATTCCAGCTGTCAATTACAATATTGTTTTTGTAAAAACTCACCTCGGGATTTTTTGAGATTAGAAAATTGGCTAATTCTCCTTCCCATTCGAGCGAGTCACGCTTCATGGCAGTTGTGATGATATAGAGATCTTTTGGATTCTTCATAGGGATGTAGTCCGGATCGATACTACCACCTTGCTCTTTAAAGTAATAATATAATCCGGTCCTACTTTTACCACTACCAACTCCGCCATTTAAAATGCAGCCGTTACGCATCCTTTCGACTGCATCTCTTTGATAATCACGAAGGAAGTCTTCCATAATTAGTCATCCCATGGACCGAACATGGATTTAGCCGCTTTAGCAAGCTTTTCGAATTTTTCAGCTATGTCGTCCATCGTTATCTGGCCATCGATTTCGATCTCAGGAGTTTCTTCTTTAGGAATCCACTTTTTAAAAATATCATTATAAAACCCGCCGCCAAAATGCTTCTTACAAATTGCCATAGCAAGTCCCTTCTCGGGATCAAACTCGTCTCTTTCATCACATTTGACTACGGTCTTTGTTCCATCAGACCAAAAAACTATTGTTGCAGGATTGTTAAATATAACGTTAGTTATAGAATTCATTGCCTTCTGTTTTGGAGACGGCACTTTTATATAACTTCCGTTTTTAATTGTTGCTAGTGTATCAGATGCAATTCTGTTATAGATATCACTATAAGGTACATAATTTACTTCGTAATCGTTATACCTCATTGTTTGCTTCCTCCTTAAAATTATTTAAAATTTTTGTAATCGTCCTTAATTGAGTTATAAAAAGGAACGAATGTAGGTTTGATCATTAATATAGTTCCGTCCGTAGCCACCGTAGCCTCAATGAACCATCCACCGATATGTACCGAGATTCCCTTGCCTCTGGTGAATGGAGTCTGAGACTGGAAGCATCCTGTCTGAAATACGTGAACGTTCCTATAGAATAAATATTCGGCCTTATGATAGTGACCAACTGCCAAAATATTCGGCTTTGAATCGCTCTCCATTGCCTCAACCATCTTCTGAACTTTATAGCTCAAAGCATAAGCCGTTCCGTCCCAAGGATGCCTGAGTTCAAGTATGCAATGCGGAGTCAACTCCACAAGAGCGCAGTCCCTTCCAAGATAATCCAGGTCGGGTCTAAGGCTCGCTATAGCCTGACCAATATCATATCCGACATGCTTATATATGCTTGCGTCATGGTTGCCTGTAATAAAATGAGTAGTAATGCCGTCGCGTTTCGGATAATTCTTTACAACATCGTCTCTCATTTCATCAGCAGATATCTCATACAGTTCATATTCGTGACCGGGTCTCATCTTAAGACCGTCCGTAATGTCACCTGTATGATAAATATCTTTTATGCCAAGCGATTTTGCATAGTCATAATATACATTAAGCCATGTAAGCTGAGTATACTTGCTTCCGATCTGAGTATCACCCATAAGACCGAACTTTATAGTCTGAGTTCCGCCCCAATTGCTCAAGTGATAACTTGGCTCTTGGTTCTGAATAACAGCTCTTTTTTCTTCATGCTTAGACGCTGCATCTGCGTGTTTTTTCATGTACTTTTGAACTTTGTTGTACATGTTAGTAAGACCCAATTCGGATTCTATCTTCCTAGTCGCATCGCAAGGTCTAAGCCCTTGTGCAGCGTATTCCAACGCCGCTTCCTGCCAGGTTTTCAAATTTGTATGCCTCCAATTCAAAAATATAAAGAGAAACAGCATGGTAGTAAAGTCCATTACTGCTTCTCTTTATTGTAATACATGAAAATGCCTAGTATTAGAACGGGCAGTCTTCACCAGGGCACTCTTCTTCTGCAAATCTTGCAGCAAAACGATCGACATTCTGCGTAACACTTATCGACTGCAAATATGCAGTTCGTCCTGATTTGCCATTGACATCCCAGTCATAAGGACGTATGTCAAGATCAACAGACATAATATCAACGTCATCCAGGCAAGATACACTCTCCTCGTCAAGTTTATTAACTCTTGAACCGGTCTTAAGATATACATTCGGTCCACGGTCATTAAACTTAATCTTAACCGGAAGGAACATAAACGGATCCTCATCTTCGCCACGAGATTTGATCTTTACATTCCAGCCATCTGCAATAAGATGATCAGCAGTTTCCTGGTCAGGAATAACCAATGCAAAGTTACGGTCTCCCTCTCGGTTAAACTTTGAGGGAGCTCCAGAAAAGTTACGATAAATAATTATGGCATCATCGATCTGAAGAATGCCTCTCGGTGCAAAAGTAATGTTCATAATTTTAATCTCCTTTTAAATATAATTTTTATCTTTTCTTGAAAGAATCATCGTCTTCGTTGAGCGGAACCAGATCTGAAATATCATAGCCCGCTCCACATGTCAACTTAGGTGTGCCATCGTCCTGAAGAGTCATATCCTGATCTCTGAAGTTCGGACATCCTATGCAGGATTCTGCACCGCATGCTCTAATCCAAGGTGGCTCTTCTATATTGGGAAGCGGATCATTTGAAACAAACCATTCAAAGTCTCCATAATTAGATATGGTATCGACAGCAGCATCGACAAGTTTGATATAATAAGTTTTGTCAATACTGTCCTGTTTACCAAGAGTTTTAACCATCTCAGATTCAAGCCAACGATATCCCTTGGCTCCAGTTGCAGAAGAATATTTGACATTTCCTTCCTTGTCTTTGCCTTCTCGAAGAAGCTCGCCTCCTCCGCATCCTGGTTTAATAGGGCAGAACTGACCAACCTTACCTATGAACTGATAATTATGTTCGCCTTCAGGAAGGTTTTCGTTCATGTCCAAATATAAAGCGGACTTAACTTCTTTAGTTTCGCATGTATCCTCAAATGCAATAGGCTCTTTACTAAAGAGTGTCTTGAATACGTAAGGGATCTGGAACTGAGTTCCTGTAGCTGTCCACTCGCCAGCATGCTTTCCGTCTTTATACTTAGCAATATAAACTGCGTCATTGACAAGGCACATCCTGTCGTAAGTAGCCTCATGTTCGAAAGTATAGCCGTACTTGTTAGCGAACTTCATACAGAAGTCTATGATCTCCGGAGTTGCATTCGGAATCTTGATACTATCTGTCTTAATATGCGCCACAGTAAATCCACGCTTCGATACCTCATCCTGAAGAGTTCGCATAAACAATGCTCCACGAAGAGCTACAATATTGTTTTTATTGCGAATATCACGGAACGGATTATCAAAATTAGCAGCGGTAAGGCCGTAAACAGAGTTAATTGCTATCTTCAGTGCCTGAGCAAGATCTTTAGCCGTAGACTCGTCATCCAAATATGGGGCAAGCTTTCCGTCAAGCATTTCTCTGGCATCTGCGAAATCTCCATGCTTAATGAATATACGAGCATCAAGAATATCTTTGAAGTTCTTCGTATACTTTCCAAAGCAATTCATAGCAATTATTGAATGAGGATGCAGACTCATAATATCAAGCAATGCAAGATCTACATACATTCCCGGCTCAGCATACACATAACCTCCAAAACCAAGATCTGTTCCGCGATATAGATTACGCATCGCATGATCGTTAAGTCTTTCCTCATATATCTTTTTATCAGTAGGAATATATTCAGGATACTGATTATAGTAATCCTTCCATGTTCCGAAAAAATATCCAGGAAATGTCTCAGACAAATCTGTATAAACCAGTTCAGGCTTACGCTCTTTGCCAAATATGATTCGAGTTGTAAGGCTGTTTGTTGTGTCGTTTACTGTCATACCTGCCAGATTTGCCAGAATCTCACGAGCTGTAAAATCACCTTTAAGATGATTAAACACGGCTTCAGTTGCAATAACGTCGTTATCGCAATATTCAGCAACCTTCGTCCACATCTCTTCGGGCACAGGCTGATCCCACGGAAGACCGAGTTCTTGATGATGAATACCAAGTTCAATCTCCCACTTTTTCAGTGACTGCTTCTTAGCTGCAAAATCATAAACGTCCGTATACGATACGTTATAAGCCTCTCCAAAAAATGCGTTTTTACTTCCCATAACAATTTTTTGTGAAAGATTATACAGCTGCTCATTCGTATAGCCCATAAGTCTAGCATACAGAATATGATTATCATAGCGTCTGCAGTTGAAGCCTACGAGTTTGAAGCGCATAAGATCTTCGATCTCAGTAGGAGTTGGATTGATCATTCTTACAACCGGATTTCCTTCACCTGCTGCTTTCCAATTAACCAAAAACAGATTAGGAAAAACCTCAACGTCATAAAATATAAGATTTTCATCACCGCTATCGGCTGGTTCAGAAGGCTCTTCAGACTTAAACTTCATCTTGTTAACAAGCTTTATACAGTAATCAGCCTTGTTGGTACTGCCGGCACCAAATGCAAGTACTGCATTCTTTAGATCCGAGACATCATATTTCATCCCACTAGAATATGCATCTTCTAGAGTCTTATAAATAAAGTCTATGCTCGGCTTAGTTGCAGCATGATACTCCTTGTTAAGATTCCGCTTTATGATAGTCCTCAGTGCCTTTTCGCTTTTCACCCCTTCAAAATTTATCACTTTACTTTCTCCTTTCAGCGGTAGTCCAGAGCTGATAGTTGCAATTGGGAGATCATTACATTTCGTAAGTTTTCTTCGAAGAGAACTCTTACCAGTGAATACCTTAATCTCAATATTATCATCATATATACGACTGAGTCTTGTTGGATCGCCTGTATAAATATAATGAAGATGAACACCCGCTCCACTCTTACTAAGTTCTGCGTACGTAGCCGGCCATTTACTAGCCTCTTCCACGTTCCTTTCAAAAGACTTATTGCCATTCTTATCTTTAATATCAAAGTCGATGACAATATGATTATCGGGGATTCTTACATAGTGGAGTTTACGAGTATTCAGATCTTTTAGTTTGGAAGTTACATCATCCCATTGTTTACTAGGAGTTTCTTTAGATGTAGCATACTGAGCAAAGCAGTCAGCGCACTCTTTATCAAATATAGATTCTGCAGCATCAAACTTGATTAAGTGTGTTTTAGGCTCTTCTTTTTTCTCTTCTGACTCGCCATCTTCGAATTTGTCAGTTCTAAACCCGCTATAGTAACTGCGAAGTCTAGAGCCGTCATCATCTGTGAAACGTTCTTTGAAATCCCAAAAATAGTTTTTCAGCTCTTCTTTAAAGTTTCTCTGAGAATATGGATAAGGCACTTTTGCCTCTTCACAATATGTCTTATACATCTCCCATGCAGCCTTTAAAGTTGTACCGTCTTCTTTCTTGAATACATGATATGAATCAATAATAAAGTTGTAGAAGTCATTTGATGCTCCGAGCATTGCAATTGGAATATAATCGTCATAATAGCCCGGGTCACTCAAATATACTTCTTGGCAATGATATGCTATGGCTCCAAGCTCGAACGCAATTTGTTTAGTGGTAGCCTTATATTCCTTCGCGCTAAGTTTATTACCAGTAGGAGACACATCAATAAGTCTTCGAATAAGACCCGACTTACCGTCCGTAATCTTTACTGGTTTGTTTGTGCCCATAAATAAGAAACATTTGAACCGACTAGAATATGTCGACTTAAATTTCTCATTTACAGTCATGAGCTCATGCGAAACAAGGCTGTTAAGGCGTGTATTGTCTTCAATCTTAGACAAATCGCCATCATGCTGAATTGCAACAAGTGGATTTGTCTTGAAAGCTTCAAGGGCAAATGAGTTATTCGATGAGCCTAGCGCTTTAGCATCAAACACTGAATAATATCCCTCGAATAGTTGCTGAATAATATTTAAGATTGTAGATTTACCAGTTCCTGCTGCGCCATACAATACCATGAATTTTTGTATCTTTTTAGAATCTCCGGACACAATTGAGCCTATTGCCCACTCTATCTTATGCCTCTCTTCTTCAGAATATAGAGTAGACATCAGTTTGTTGTATGCTGAAATATCGCCTTTTTCTAATGGGTAGCTGAGTTTTTTGCTGGCATAGTCTTTCTTGTTAGTTTTGGCATTTGAAAATATCAATTTCTCATCTAACATGTGAAAATTATCTCGCATCTGCTTCTGACAATACTTATGCCATTTATCAATCATTCCCGAATCTGCGTCCCACATATATAGAACCTTTGTATCAGACTCTAAATTTTTGCGATGTTCTTCGGCATACTTTTTCAGCTCTGCATCGATCATTCTCAATGCATCCTGCTCTTCCGTAGACCACAAGCCGCGTTCTTCGTCCCATACTGCATAGAAATCACTACCACGAATCATTAGATCTGAGCTTTTCTTCATTAAGAACGTAGGATAGATTTCAACAATACCACGCCTTGTGTTACGGGTCGAGACCGTCATGAAATCAAGCATTTCATTATTTAATCTCCTTTCTTAGACTCTTCTCCAGCTTTTATTTATACGATTTCATCCAAATACCAGCAAAGCTGATACCAAATTTCAACCGTCCGTAGATCACGGTCACAATCCTTAATTGTAAATAATCCGCCTTTTCCGTCAGGTTCATACTCACGATTAAGCAACCTTGTGACCGCTGCTTCTACGTACTGCCTATTAAATACATCATCCGTCATAGAGCTGAGACCCATATTTACTATCATCCCCCAGAACCATTGTTTAGTTCTGTCTCCATATGCAGGATTGTCCATGATGCTTTCCTCACAGCGTATAGCCAATGCAATCATCATTTCCAAAACGCTACACGGGCCATCCAAATATGATTCTTCATCCCCGTGATGTCGAAGAGCAAAACGATATCGTAAATTTAATCCGTCCTCAGCTCTATTTCTATCTCTTCGTAAAATATAAGTGAACTCTGTATTGTGTAAGCATGACAAAAGCTTTCTGTAAGAAATTTGCTTTGAATATCTATCCTTGCAAACTAAGTCATACAACCATTCAAAATATTCGTTTTGAATTTTATCTGCGATTGTCATTAATCATCCACCTGATTCTGAGGCGCAATATCACTATAGTTTGCAGAATCAAGCAAAATCTCATAATCAACTTTCAAAGCATCGTTTCTAACGAATACAGAGTCATCCTCGTATTCACCAAAATGGTTAAGCGAGTCCTCTCCAATAAGATCATCGATATCGTCTACGATTTCATTATACTCGTCAGTAAGGACTTTATCATTATAATATGTGAGACTTATCGTCTCGTAATCCGGATAATCGCCGAACTCATCCGGAGAAATTACATAAGGTCTATCGGTCATCACGTCACCCCCTTTCTCATTAATATTATTTGAATAACTTGTGTAATTATGCTTGGCTATAACATCTTCATATTTCTGTACTTCTTCGGGCTTAACTTCAGGAGTTTCTATCCTCTCAGTCTCTGCAGGATGAAGTTTTGCTTTTGCTGCTTCAAGATCTGCCTTCTTAGCCTCAAGGTCGTCTTTTCGCATCTTTGCATATGTTTCCTTAACAGAATCAATCTCCTCCTGAGCGATCTGCTTATACTTTTTCTCTACGAACTTCCATGTTATGAGTGAACCTGCTGAAGCGCCAACTATAAATGACAGAAAAGATAACAGTTTGCTGTTCATTCTTTAGTCCTCCATTTTAAACGTTTTTATTCATGTTCTTGCAATCGTGGATCAGTTATTCCTGCCGGAAAAAATATAGATTTTCCGATTTTAACCCCTTTTATCCAGCCGAGTGAATACCACCATTTGATGGTCTCCACTCCGACTGAAAATTTAGACGCGAGCTCTTCTTCACTTGCAAATCCGATAAAACGGTTGTTCTGAAAAATAACTTCGTCTTCGAGGTCATTCTGCAAAATATAAACGATTAACTCTTTACCAGTCATTATTTGTCTCCCTTTCAGATAAGATCGAGAATATTGCCGTCGACATTGAAGTCAAGAAGAATGCTCTTTTCACGACCATTCACAAAGTCACGTGCTTTTTCATTATACAGATCATAGATTCCGAAGTCTACGAAATTATCGTAAATATCAGGATGTGCTTCATCATAAATCCATCCTACTATCTGACCGGCCTTTGTTTTCGGAATACCGAGCATGTCGTACACATCATTGAGGAACAAATATCCCTGCTTCTGCAGCTTTTCGTTGGCATAGTTCTGCTGATGCTTAAGGAACATAAGGTTGTATTCGGCGTCTCTTTTCCAACCTGTGCAAAGTTCATCAAAGAATCGTGCGTAATCGCTATACTCGTTTACATCAGCGACTTCAATCGACTTTTTTACAGTCTTTTCTTTGCCTTTTGCATCTTTTGTAGTCTCTTCAATTTCTTTAGCCTTGATATTATATTTAAGCTCTCGGTCCATATCTTTTCCGAAACGCTCGACAACACGGTTTCTATATTCCTTAAATCCCTTGTCGACAGTTGCATACGCAGCTGCAAGAGCTACATTTCTCTTACGAAGAATATTGTTAGATGCGAGTATGCTAGTTATAGACAGAGCTCCAAGTACAAAAGCAGGACCATAAAGCTTTATAAACTTAACAGCTGTCTGAGCATATATAATGGTTGTATCTTTCTTCAGATCATTTGAAGTATAGTTTTTAACATCCTCTTTTGCAGAAAGAATATCAATCTTGCGAATATCTTCATTTGAGAATTCGTCAGTAGCCTCTTTTAGACCTGCTGCAGTAGCTACAAGATGAAGATTATGCGTGTTATCTTTAGCCTCTTCGAGAATATCGTTTACCTTGGTTGTTGCCTTACATGCCATGATTGCGCTTGTCACAACACCCACTACACCAGCTATTATAAGAGCTTCGGGAGCATACTTTTTACAAGTAAGCCCGGCCTTGCCAAACGCTCTTGTCATGCTTTTAGTGATTTCGAACTTTTTCATAGTTATTTATTCTCCTTTTCTATTTTTTCAACATGATTAATAAGATGATTTAAGTACCACATTGCCTTCTTCAGATCCTGAAGGCCATTCTTCTGTTTCCAACGGCAAATATACTTAATAATATTGCCTGTATCGGTTGCTTCTATCCCCTTGAGATCAAATGTGAACGCCTCTATTACATCAATCGTTTCAAGTCCAGTTTCGGAAATATAATGAGACGGATGCTCGACCATAGGGTCTACTTTATTTATATCCATAAATATCCTCCTTTTAATTAATAGGTAATGCCTTAGGCAGTTTAAGCATGTAACCTCCACCCATAGCTCTTACTGGTTCTGCATTACGAATATTTGTCCAGCCATATTTGTTATCTGTATAGTTTCCAGTTATTCCGACAAGATCATAGAGATCTGCTACGGAAACTACACCATACATGTCAATAAGCTCGTCCATTCTTGACAGAACTTCCTCTGCTTCGCCTCTGCTTTCGAGATAAATATCATCGAAATTATATCCAGATCTTGTCCGAGCGCTTCCGTATCGACGATCATCTTCTCTTCGAGAAAACTTGTCATATGATATAAACGAACTATTGCCTCTACTTGACCTATTTCCGGTAGTTCCGAACAGAATCATCGAAACTCCGTCCGTAACAATATCCGAGATTGCTTTCTTCACAGCAGGTACAAGAACATCCATGAGAATATAAGACTTGACATTTGCTGCATCTTCTGAAATAAATAAGTCTTTGATTTTATTCATCTCGGATTTCTTCTTGGTTTTTACAGTTCCATTGACAACTTTTTCAACCTTTTTCTCAGTTCTTACAGCAGCTGCTGCCTTTTCTTTTGACTTGTGTGAATTAGGCTTATAGTCTTCCACTGTCAGTTTACTCCTTTCAATCTATTAATATTAGTGTTCCAGGTAATGTGATTTTAGACCTTGGAGAATATCCATTAGCAATTTTCCATTGATAGGTAAGGTTCGATCTGGCTTTTTCTTTAGAGACAGCGCTGGTTGTTCCGTTCCAAGACCTAACCAAGCAGTCATCAAACCTCATTACTGGACCATCATAGTAATATAAATGATTTCTTTTAGTTTTATCTGTCTTCAAATATCGGCAGTCACCTGTTGGATGTCCGCAACCCAAATCGTACTTCGTACCGTCCATCCAATGTCTGCAACCGATACAATTCGGAGTGAGATAGCCTGCATAATAAATATCCATACTTTTCTCCTTATAAAAAGGAAAAGGGAAAGCACCCTGTTACAGGCACTTACCCTTTTTAGAACTCTTGTTTTCCTTATTCGTCGCCTTCCTCGACGGATTCATCTTCCTCGACTTCAACGACCTCTTCGTTCTTATAGATTGTATAACCCTTCTTTCTCAGACGGTTAATCTTCCACTCCTCAATCTTAGCTCTGTTCTTGTAAGCAATGGCTGCTACGCCAGCTACTACAGCAGAACCAGCACCAATTATGATCGGCAGAATGTTAACTGTTTCCGAATCTTCAGGTGTTACTTCAACCTCTTCGATTTCCTCGATGTCGTTTACGTTCTCGTTTCTGATTTCTTCCATGATAAAGTCTCCTTTACAAAAATATCGAAAAACTTGTATGTTCTTCATAATACGCAATGTTTTTTTCGCGTCTTTTTTACATAAAACTTGAGAAATCACATTTTGGCGCAACGCTGTAGTCAATTAGAAGACATGGCGTGCCATCTTCTGCCAATTGCGAGCTAAAATAAATATCGATTTCTCCATCATCAATGTTCCAACCAAGATCGTATCCGACATTGATAGGTTTCAAACCGATAAGGTCATAAAAGTCGTTCAATGAAGCATACATATCCGTAATAATGTTTCGGTTGATAACATTTACGGCTTTCTTAATAGTGTCAATATCAGACTTAAAATATCGTCCGAACGCTCCATCATAACAAAGAGTTTCGCCTTTCTTTGTTATAATGACCTCACTATTGCCTACTGGGTTTTTCTTAATCTTCTTTTCAGCAACTTTGTCCTTAACAACCTTCTCTTTTTTCTCGCCGATTGTCTCGACAACAGCATCTTTATATTCGTTAAGAGCTGTTTCGGAGATTTTGTAAGCTGTTGCCAGAGCAGCAGTTCGTTTAACATTTACTGTAGTTCCTCCTATAAGGCAAGCGAGCGATGCTCCGCAAGTTATAACTGCTGGTATGTAGCATGGCCATACAAGTTTTATTACTTCGAAAGGCGTAAGCTTCACATCTTCACAACGCTCATTAGACAATTCGTTTTCAGCATTTTCTATCAACCTAAGAGCTTTTGGAGTAGCCTTTACAGCAAGAACTGTAGTCGACACCATACCAGCAATTCCAAGGCCAGTAAGAATTTCAGGACTATGCTTTGTTAATGTCGTCTGAATATTCTTAATGACGTTTGTTAAATTTTCTTTACCCATTTGTTTTCTCCTTTCAGATTCGCTAATAAAAATAAAAGAGGCCTTTTGAGCCTCTCCTATTTTACTGATGGTTTTTCATTGCTTCTGCAACTTCTTTTGTGATTGTCTCATTCATTGACTTTTTCTGAGCTATACCTGATACGACCGTTGCGGCCACACTAAGTCCAGCTCCTAAATATCCCAATACTTTGACAAAATCGATATTAAGCTTTTGCATAAAGCATTTCACCTCCTTCATAATAGCGATTGTATTTTTTGCGAATTTAAATATAAAGAGGAAGAGAATATGTTTCCATAATCTCCTCCCCCTGGCACATTAAGTTCTTCACTTCTTTGGAAGTAGTTTGTTAATCCAGCCTCTTCCCATTATTGTCGTTACTGTTCCGGTCTCTTCGAATTTAAACGATGCTTTCGTGCCCCAAACAGCAGCCGCTATTGGTAATATAATACCTGCCAAAGCTATCCCGTGCTGAATCCATCGAGATTTTTTCTCCTCGTCCATTTGCTTCTGTTTGAACTCATTATCGATTTCTCGATTCTTTCGTCCTTCCTCAGCCTCATATTCGAGTTTGTTCATCTCCATAGATCTGTCAAGAAGCTTGGTAAGTCCATCTACCCCTGCTTTGTACTGTTCAGATCCGAACTCCACCTTGCTTAAATGCTCGAACTGATCCTCGATTTCTACTTCTAATAATGTTGGAATGCTCATCTTGCATTTCTCCTTTCAAATTTTGTGAACTAATTTGTTCCATAATAGGAGATGTTATTTCTGCGAAAGGTCTACATTATTATCCACTTTGAGGATGACATGCTTTTTTTTGATCAATCCATCAAGATCATCTATCTCTATTCTGTAGACATCCTTCACAGGATCGGAATGGTCGATTCTAAGAGTACCGACTGTCCGGTAACGAATAAAAAATATAATGTTTGAAATTATTGACCCAACAAGTAAACCTATAAGTACAAATAAATATTCCATTTGACTTCCTCCTTTCTAATTGAAATCTAAAAAATAAAAAGGAAGAGCCGTTGCTGGCTCGATCCTCTATCTGTTTCTAACGATGCGTCTCATGATTAATACTATAATAAATATGCATACAAATACGTCACCAAATAGCAAAATAGCTACTGAACCGCCAACACTTATCGCGATTACAGTAATTGTTACTAATATTAGCAACATAAGCAGCAAAATTGTGAATAGAATCATCACTTATCGCCTCCTTTCATAAAAGGAGCTGCTTTCTACGCGAAAAATAAAAGAGAATGGTGATTCATGTATGCCTACATACGACACCTACCGGTTTGTCCACTTTATTACACGGATTCATACATATCTGTATACGACCGTTCCGGTTTTATCCTAACTTTCTCTTCATAAAGGAACGTGCTTTTTACGCGAATATAAAAAAATAAAAGAAAGAGCCATTGCTGGCTCAATCCTTTATTGATAACCATACTGAGACCAATATGATCGCATTAAAGATCGCTGCGATTATACCAGTAGCCCCACCTATACTAAATATGTTAATAATAGATGACAATACTAGTGCAACACTAGCAAATCCTTTAATGAAACCAACTATAAATGCTCTCATTTTAGTCACTCCTTTCATAATAGGAGATGCTTTTTTCGCGAAAAAAAAAAGAATAAATTAAAAATGAAGAGAGACTGTCATTATAACAATCTCTTTTCATTTTTTTAGAATACTAATGCTAGATTTTCATCACTCATAATCGCATCAAAGTTTTCATCCGTCCAATCGACTACATGCGTTTCACCAGTTCGTTTATCCTTATAAATCAATTTCATGTCATATTCATCGATAAGCTTGTTTATAGCATCATACTCTTCTTTTTGCTCTCTAAAAGCTTGCTGAAGATTTTCCGCCATGTTACATAGCTTATCTATTCTTTCTGAATTGATTTCAGGTAAAGAATTGATTGACGTGTCGACTGTTACGTCGTTCTTCTTTAATTTTTTAATGCGATTGAAAAATGTTTTAAACATTAATATCACTCCTTTCATAATAGGAGAAGCTTTTTTCGCGAAAAATAAAAGAAAGAGCCATTGCTGGCTCAGTTCTTTATTGATGACCATACTAAGACCACTATGATTGTATTAAGTATTCCTAATGCCGTATAAGCAAGTCCTTTAATAAAATCAATTATAAATGCTCTCATTTTAGTCACTCCTTTCATAAAGGAACGTGTTTTTTACGCGTATTTATGAAAAAAATAGACAAAGTATCAATCGCGAAGATTAAAGAAGCGCCTCTTGACCTGACAAAATATGCCTAAGACAAAAGACGCTTCTATAGATCGTTAGTAAAAGAAACGCATGCAAAAGTCGTTTTAGAGTTGATTAACCCTTGTTTTCTTTCTTTTCAGCTTTCAGCTTGTCAATGAGTTCCTGTCCCTGCTTAGCAGCATCAGTGAAGTTATTATTTTTCCAGAAACCCCATGCCCAAGTAATTATAGCTACGATTGTTGAAACAACAACATATATTGACTGTTCGTCTATATTGAGCGGATTAAAGCCCCTCTGAGCAGCTATGAAATTTATAAGAGCTATAATACTAACTATAGTTCTAACGATAAGATTAACATCTATTTTCTTCTCCATATTTAAGCCCTCCTTATTTATATTCAAAGTCATGCATTTCTACTTCTACCTTTTCGATCTCTTTTTTCATTGTTTTAATCTCATTTTCGGCAATAAGCATTCTTTCTACTACTTTGTTGTGTTGTTCTACTTTCTTTTCCAGTGCCTGTAATCGATAAGTAACAAGCGCAACTGTTTTGTTATTTGAACAATATGCACCGACAAGAGTTCCTACAAATGCTAAGACCCCAACAATAATAGTTGCCCAGTCCACTAGTTCGTTCACCCCTTTATTTCCAAGTACCTATAACATATATATGCGCAGATATTGCGACCGTTTCAGATTTTAAACCAACAACATGAAATTTTATATAAGAAGTGTCATAACTTCTTATTTTAGGGAAATATAGTCCTGTGTTTCTGTCTAACGTAATTTGTACGTTTTTAACACCAGTCAATAGACCGCTGTCAAAATTTACAGAAGCCTCTCCATAATACCAGAGACCGGCCGGTACATTAGTCGCTGCTGATCTTACAAAGGTATTAGTTATTTTAAAACTAGTCAGTAATTTTTCATCCCATAATTCGATGTTTCCATTGGCCCACTTCCGATAGTTCCATTTTTCATTTTCGGTTTCACCTGTTTCCGAAATATAATCTACATCAAGTCGTTCCCAATCGTACCAAGAACCTCCGGATCTATGACGAAAATATCGATGGCCATCATACGTTACGAATTCTTGATAGCACCATGCGTTATCACTATGCGATTTTACTGTTAACCATCCATTTTTATTCTCTGGTTTATTAGCAGTATCAGTATAAGCATAATAATGACCGCTGGCAACGATAGTGTTGCAATCGCTGTTTGCAATGTTTGGAATATCTTCTGTAAACCCTTTATTAAAATGTGTGCCGCTATAGAATCTCGCATCCATTCCAACTTCAAACTCATCTGCCTGACTTATCTTACCTACCGCAAGCCCTTTTCCCGATGCTGGAATATGCAAGATGGAAAATCCAGTTGAAAGTTCAGCAGTAGTTGTAGACGTCTCAAAAGAGTCTATTGCTTGCATCTGTACATTGTATGAGCTTCCGTCTTCTGCAGAAAATATTTCAGAGCCTTCCTGAGTGTAAGCTGACATATTAATCGTTCGAGACGTGTATGTCGTATCACTCGTTTTTTTATATCGTAGCTTAATAGACTTCGAGTTTTTATTTGACAATGACGTTATTACTGCTTTATATGAAACTTTACAGTAGGACCCTGTCATATTTTCGGTACCGTCTTGATCGCATCGGTACATAGTAAATGTTATTTTAGGAGAGCTATATGCAAGAACATTTATAGTAGTAGTTGCTGACCCCGTTCTATTACGTTTGTCAGTCGCTTTACCAATAATAGTATTTGTACCGGAAGCAGTAATAACACCAGTGGTTGCTGGATTATCACTATATGTATTTCCATTTGCAATAATACTGTAACCCGTAATCGGAGAACCATATGCTGGCGTCGCAGTGACCGTGATTTTCATTTTTGACTTATTCTGAACGTAGCCTCCGTATGTAGCCGAATATCCAGTTGGATCGGTTATATTCACGGCGCACGTAGGCTTTATCGATGTTGGTATCTTCATGACAACAGTTTGATCAGAAGTTCCAACAACGGTTGATCCATTGTATGTGGTCAATTTAAAATACACACCCACTGGATAGAGTTGTGTAGCAGTATTGGCTAATTCTAACGGAGGAGTAAATGACCATGACGTTGCCGTCGATTTAGTAGCAATTGTACCGGAATATGAACCGCACTCCCATGTTAATGTATGAGTAAAACTTGAAACTTTCCTATCAGCGGTTATTGTCTGAGCCGCCCCTAGTGTTCCGCCACTAACGTTTAATGTAGACGCTCGTCCGATTGTATTTAGAGCGAACGTTCCAGAGCCTTTGCAGTTAACAGATGTGCCATAAACAGCAGCACCAAGTGTAATAGTGAATGATCTAGAACCATTACTATTATGCGTAATAGTTTTAGTTCCGGTTTTTATGGTTCCTACCTTTCTCTCTACACGATCACTCTTGCTATAGACCGTTGCACCATCAATGGTAACATAAAGAGTACGTTCAGCAACCCAACCTCCACTATATCCTTGCGCCGATAAGGTCCATGAAATCGTAGACGTATTATTCGCAATAGACTGAGTTGCAGACCAAGTCAACTGATAATATCGACCGTTGCTATCCGCATTTGTTTTAACAGTTCCGCTTAGCGCCATATTTTATGCCTCCTTAACCTTTAATAGCATCAGTGATCCATCACTTCTGGGAGTAAATGCAAAGTTACCAAACTGAGCTCGCTCATTAACTTCGACAACAATATTACCAGTATGAAAATCGTTTCCATCCCACCATCCGATAGGAGTTCCATTTTTCGTAAACTGTATCATATCATTATCGAGTTTTAATTTAAGACTATTTTCGTCTTTACCGATTTCGATACCGTCTGTACTAAATCGAATATACTTAGTAAGTTCTTCGAATTTAGTATCAACTTTTCCATCAACTGTCTCTATTGATGAATTGGTCGATGTAAAATTCATTTCTATCTGATCAGAGAGAACTTCTAACTGACTTTTTGTCGAGCTCTTATAAGTATTGTACTCATCCTTCTCGACATAATCCTCTAAGGCATTGAGAACAATACCATGTACGTCGTTCGTAATTGATGCCGACTGACTTGCTATAGAAAGCTCTAAGTCATCCGCCGTTGAATCAATTTTATTATCGACGTCTTCAGGAGCAGGAGTCCAGTCCGTTGGTTTATTACCCTTCTCTACCTTGATCCAATGAATCGTTGTTTCACCAGTAACTGTACCATTGTTAGGTAATCTAAAAATATCAATATTTCCATATGCAGCATTATCTTCTGGCGTTCTTCCGTCATAATAAGAAGCAATAAATGTCCCTGAGATAATTTGCTTAGCTGTTCCATTAGGAACTAACGTTACAAGAGGCTTATATGCACCACTTACATAAGGTATTAATTTTGTAACATTTTCCGCCGGTGTTACACATAAACTCAATGTATATGTTTCTCCAGCTACTAAATATGACGTTGGTTTATATGTTACAATTTTATATTCACTTGACTTGTATTCAACATTACTTTTTTTAATTAGATTTCGTCCGCCAATTTGAAGATTATCTACAGAGTCCTTTGCCGCTGCTGCGTTTGCATTAGCTTCGGTGACCATTGTACCAACATCTTTATTGCTAGCACTTAAATATATGCTGCTCGCCGAAATAGCGAGTTTATAAGTATTATCGGTGTCCTTATAATATTTTAGATAGTTACTGGCATCGCCAAAAACAGCTTGACCGTCATTATCCAAATATATACCTCTAGTGGTATTAGAAGCCGATTCCTTAGTACCAGAATATATGGAATTTTCGGTAATTTTAAAGCCGCCGATAGTAGCATCAAAAGCAACAAGATCGGTAACACTAATCTTTGTAGCAGTTATTGACTTAGCTGTTATGACACTACCATTAAGACTATTGTACTCTGTCTGCTGAGCTTCAGTTGTAACACCGTCCGTATTAAGCTTGTAATATAAACCGTTTTCGCCTTTTACAACAAGCTTATCTGCTACGACAGTACCGCCCTCGATCAAGTCACCCTTAATTGTGACACCAACTAATTCACCGGTAATAGTTCCGCCTTCGATTGTAAGATCTTTTATTATACCTGATTTAGCATAGAACTCTTCTATTGCAGCCTGTCCAATATTCGAGAAATCAATATTGGCGTACTTAAGATCTGCAGAAGCGGCAGATAATTTATTAGTTTCCAAGTTCTTAATAGAAGCATCTACTGCTGCTAATTTAGTAGTAGTCGTATTCTTGAAATCGGCATAAGTACTAGACAAATTATTAACACTGACGTTTGTAGCTTCTAGATTCTCTATAGTAGCATATTTTGCATCGGCAACTTCAACGCTTAGCTTATTTGCTTCGAGATTATCAATGCTAGCAGACTGCGCGTTTAATGTTTCATTGATGGTTACATTATCAGCTGTCAATGTCTCAATATTTGCATTAGCAGCATTAAGATCTTTTCTTATGTTGACAGTATCGGCATTAAGCGTATCAATTCTAGCATTTGTTGCATTAAGTTCTTCTGTGTCAACTTTATTTGCAATTATCGTATCGAACTCAGATATCTGAGTACCCAATTCCTCTACGTCGCTATTTCTAGCGGAAGGGGATGATATATTTCCTGTTACAATCGCAGAATGATCTTTGATCATAACTGTAACTCTTTCGTCAGGCTTAACAACAGTTGTAGACGTTATAGGAGTGAGTCGGTCGGATCCGTCAAGTTTGACATAAACCGTATCATTATAACTTACGGTTGTTCCATAAACAACTTCTTCTGTTTTAGTCTCTTCTTTTTCTGTTGTAATTTTTGCAAACTGAGATATAAGTTCATTTGATAAAGCCATAGAAAATATCACCCCCACAATTTAGTAGTAAATATCGCTTTTTCAGTAACCGGGCAACCAGGTTCACACTTAATTGTCTGGCTTATTACTCTTGCTTTAATGTTTGTTAATCCAGCTCTTGAATAATTTAGTCGTACGCAATCTCCAATTCTAACTGGACAATAAGCGTGAGTATAAGAAATGGTATACTCTAAAGAAGAAAGCTCTTTTAATAGACTTTCGGCATACTCTTTTATTTGATTTTCGGTAGGATCTCCTATAAGATCCGGATTATTTACCCTATGAATAATTTCTCTTCCACGATTCTCTACAGAAATCGGACTATTAGAATCATTATTAACAACTCTAGTTTCATAGTAGTCGTTTCCGCTCGAATATATAACTTCGACGACATTCGGAATTCCATACAGATCATGATTCATAGTTAATTCTGGATATAATATTGAACTGTTGTCATCATTATACTCCCATACAGGCTGAAGAGATGCTGTTGCCTGTTTTGGGGCAAACAGTATTCTACCTAACTCATCAAGATCAAATCTGTATTTCGCATTTGAAATAAGATCTCTAACATATGTTAGCCAAGTATCACTTGTATCTGCAACAAAATCTCTAAAGAGCTTATCAGAGCTCGCTGGTTCAACGACAGGAGCTCTGACATGATCTCTGGTTATCATATAGGCATTCTGCATGATATTTTCATTCTTGCCAACATAATAACCTAAAGGAGGTGGGTTTTCTTTCAATTCGAGTAAAGGAGTATAAGCATCCATAGATACGTCTAGAGTCTTTCCTGTAAAAGTTGACGAAGGTGTCTGAACAAGAAATGTCCCCAAAGGGTGCTTCTCTTTTAATCCATTTTGAATTGTTATAAGATATATTCTTATATAGCATTCTCCAACAGAATTCGTTATATCAATCGTTGCAGATCCTAGAGTGTCTGCTTCGATATCTCTTGAAATAGACGACGACTTAACAGTAGTTAAACGCTTGCTGTCCATCCAAGTTCCCGGATCTACAATATAATATTCGAATGTCTGTTCCATAGATTTAGTCCAATCGGGCATATTATGCGCCTCCTTCGACTCTTGTTACGTTAAAAGAAATCGGTATTGTCAAGTCGAGATGCTTCTGACTGTAAGAAACTGAAATATTAGCCCAATATCCGCTTCCAGAAGGTTCTCTAACGTAAACATCACCTGTCCATATTGATAGACGACGAATAGCATAGAGAGTTTCCTTATCATATTTGGGTATCTCGACATTCCATGTTGACGTGACTCCTAGCTGAGATCCATAATAACTTACAGGATGCTTTCGACCTATATACTCAACAAGAGAAACGTCGATAGAATTACTATCGGACACATCTATATTATACGGTAATTTAAGCATCGATCCTGTCCATGTCGGCTCTGTTGGTAAGTCATCTTCGCTAACATCAAAGTCTGACCAGTCATCATCCCACTGAATTATAACTGAATTGCATCCAACAGGAAATCCAGGAAGATCGTAATAACTTACTGTTCCGGTTGATGTAGTAGTCGCTACTACTCTATAGCGAGCATAATCGAGTGACGGATGAGGATCCGTTATAGACACATTTTTCACATTATCAAGCCCAGAAGCAAGCTCTGTGAATGATCCATCGAATTCTCTACGATAGACAGAAAGCGTGACTCCTTCTATAAAATCGTCGTTTTCATCTTTACAGCACGGAGTAATATAAGCAACGTATGCTTCGTCGTCGATCGATACTGCTGCATCTGGTTCATATGAAGCCTCGGCCCAAGACACTGATATTGTTGTGCTTGCTTCTGCTGTTAATCCAGAATTCATAGAAACAACACACGTTATTTTATATTCCATTCCGTTAGCTAAATCTACATTTCCAGCTGACAATTCGACCATCAAAGCATCTGATGTGTCAAAATATTTAGAATATACTTCTTCACCTTCATTAACCGTTTTAGGATTTCCGATGTTGTCGACCGTCTCATACGCCTGGTTCGATGCAATAGATACATAATAACCTATTGGTGCTTGAGTATTAGGTCCAGCCAATGCCGAAACATAAAACGGGAATGTGGTTAGAGTACTTATGGCTGTTCCAGCACTATTTATAACACTTAGCGCAAGAGTTGGTGTCGCATAAACGTCAATTGTTCTCTGAACAGACCAATCGCCATATTTTTTAGTAACGCCAGCTGTTCGAACTCGCCACTTTATTTTAGTTCCTTCTGAGTATGTTGACGTGTCCACAGAATATGAACTTGTTTTATCTTTTAAGTCAGGATCCGTCGTATTCTTTATTGTGTAGGTATATTTCGTATTATTGAAATATATCTCTAGCTCTGCATATGTCTGACTAGACCCATCTTCTGAATTATGAACCCAATATAAGTTCAAAGGATCGCCAACAATAGCTGTTGTGGTCGATGACCAAGTAGTAGGAGCCGAAGGAGCTTTACCTACTATGGTTGAGGCTATAGGCGACCATGTTGATTCACCTTTTTCATTGACAGAACGCACTCTGAAGAAATATTCCTGACCAGATGTGAGGCCCGTCTTTTCATAGTGAGTAAACTCGATTCCGGTAACTGTGGTCGTCTGATCCGAACCGTCAAAATATTTTTTCTTTGTTGTATATTCAATGTCGTATGTCTTAGCGGTACTTACCGCAGTCCATTCCAAATATACAGAAGTTTCTGAACTGGCTCGGCATATCGTTATTCCCTTTGGAGGAGATGGTATCGCTTTATTAGAACTAGAGAAATCAGACCATTCGCTGTAAGCCTTAGCTGTTCCAGCAATTCCAATAGCTCGACATCTAACTCTATACTCGCCACCTGCATCAACTCCGCAAGTAAACGAAGCTTGGCAAGCCAAAACAGGAGCGGTTCCGCTGTTTATAAGTTTAGTTCCGTTATATACTTGGAATTCTATATCTGCGACCTTCGAATCTGATATGTTATCAACTGATGCCGTAAGCTTATACTTTTCAATTTCGACAGTAGGCACAGGCGGCTTATCCGGAATTTGCGTCGCTGAAATAGCATAGCTAGCCCATGCTTCAGTTCCGGTCCAATAATAAGCCGTCTTGTTATTTGAGCCTGTAGTATATGTCTTTGACACCGGTTTTACGCCAAGGCATATTCTTATAGCATTTGATGGCGGACTATAAGTCGACTGCTTTTCTTTAATTTCAGAAGTGCCTGCTTTAAACCATACAGAATCGCCGGTGTCGTAATACCACGTTACTCTGTAAAAGTCAAGTTTATCTTCGCTACCAGACGAAGTTGAAGTAGATGAACCAGTGCCGCCAGATAAATACTTAACAGCGATAGCACTTTGAATATTATGGTCACCTTTCTGGCACTTTCCGAGAACAGCCCTATCACCTTTAACCTGCGTAACGTACCATTTCTCTTTTTTTACCCAAGCCGGAATGGCGACTCCGTTGTAATACTTTGTCGCCTCCGACTTTATTGATACTAGGTTTCCGGCTTTTACCGCACCAGAGGAAGATGTTGTAGCCTTTCCTTGGCCACTAAATTTCCATGTTGCATAATAGGTACCCTCAGTACCGGTTTGCTTTTTTATAGTTAACCCAGAAACAGTTGGCAAACTTATCTCCTCCTTTCAACTCTAACGGCTCTGACAAGAGTAGCCACAGCATCAGAAACATTACTATCATCATCATAAGTAATTCCGTTAATCTGATACGTGTCGCCAGACTTACCAGACATCTTATTACCGAGATCTTTTATTGCGGAAATAACGTCATCGTTACCACCATTTTGATTTCCGTTCATCATCGAACTAATGGCTCGCACATTCGAAAGTACACCAACAGACGGATTGGCATCGAACATTCCGCTTATTGAACTAGCTCCAGCTCTAACATCACTAAGATCAAGAACCGGCCTAATAGTCGGCTGAGCGTCGATGTCTGAATCGATAGCGTCGGCTATACGAGAAACTGTCTTAGTTATACTATCAACTGCCGTTTCGCCAAGACTATGGCCGGAATCGTACACCTTCGAATACATTTTTTTAATACCGATCACAAGACCTTCGCCGAGCCATTTACCAGCCTTTATAGTCAATTTCGACGGAGATTCTGATGCCTGACCGTCTTTTTCACCTTGTACAGCTTTCTGTCCTAGAGCGAAGCCTGCATTATAAACTGCGGTCTTTTTAGCATTTATACCATTAACAAGACCCTCGCCTAAATATCCACCTGCGCTGTAGAATTCAGAGTAATATCCTTTAGCTGCAGCGACTGCATTTGTGATAATCCACTTTAATTTATCGACAACAACCTTAAGATTTTTAGTTATTCCACCAGCAAAATGATCCATCGCATTTGAACCGGCACTTGCAAGAACCGATTTTTTTGCATTTATTCCTTTTACAAGATTGGTTACTACATTTTCTCCAGCGTTTTTGAAATCGTCGGCGGATCCGCTAAAAGCATTAACAAAATTATCGACACCAGATTTATTGATGCTTATTAATGCTTTTCCGAACTTCTTCATTCCTCCGAAATCGACACCTGTTAATTCCTTAGCAAGTGAAACTAACTGTTTAAATGCCTCAACAGAATTAGATATCGTTTCTACTTGAATATTGGCAACTTGATCTCCATATGCCTTAAGAGATTCGCCAAAGGATTTAAGACGAGTACCAAAACTTTCGAGATCCTGAGAACCAAAAATTGTTTGGGACCATCCATCACTCTTTGGAAGAGATTCAGCCAATTTTGATAATGCTTTTCCTACTTTAGCTGATTCACTAATTTTATCAACAGGTAATTCGGCTACTTGTACGCCATATGCATTTAATCCCTTACCGAATGCTTCAAGTTTGCTTCCGAAATTACCGATATCCTTTGAGCCAAGAATTGACTGAGCCCAACCATCACTCTTTGGAAGAGAATCAGCCAAGTCGGCCAACGCTTTTCCTGCCTGCGCCGAATTAGAAATTGCATCGATCGGCAAATTCTTTACTTGATCTCCATATAGTCTCAGACCAGCACCTAATGCGACCAATTTAATTCCAAATTCGCTGATATCTTTATCACCAAGAATTGTCTGGGCTAGACCGCCACTTCTAGGAAGAGAAGCAGCAACTTCAGCAATTCCTTTAGCAGCATTTGCTGAAGCAGCTATTTCATCACTATTGATTCCGCTAACTGCGACTCCATATGCTTTCATGGCTATTCCAAGGGGGACAAGTTGCTTTGCGAAGTCTGCCATAGAGGATCCTCCGCCTATCCAACGACCGATTCCTTGAATGATTTCGGTGGCGGTTATGATCAGAATTGCTTTGGCGAGTTCTTTTACGCCTTTCATGGAATCCTCATTTATAAGCAACGCTCCGGCAATAAACGGAAGTAAGTTAGTCATGAAATCCGACAACGATTTCGCCATTTCCGGAAGACCGCTTGCAATACCAGCTCCGAATCCGCCTATAAAGCTTCCCATAATGTCGCCGATGCCGTATGCTAACTTAGACAACAGCGGCATGCCCTTATCTATAAACTTCTCTAAAGATGGGAATTTAGTCATGAGTGCGCCTATAGCGATTGATAGTCCACCGATCGCAAGCATGACAGCTGTCAGTGCAGAAAATGCTGTTACACCAATAATAGCTAACGGCGCTACTAATGAAACTTTCACGAGAACATCGGCAATAGCATTTGTTAAATCTATAAGCGACTTTGCATTTGTTGTTGCATTTTCGATTCCCGACATTAATTTCAGTATTCCAACAAAAGCTAATAAAGGAATAGCCATTGCAAGAAGCGCTGCAACACCTATGAAAGGAAGACCTCCGGCATATGTTAATGCGCCAACAGCGGACAAAGGTATAAGCAAAAGGGTTAATGCGGTTGCTAACATCGTCAAAGCAGTAGCATTCTTAATTGCGCTATCAACACCGGACATTAGTTTCAATATACCAACTAATGCCAAAAGAGGAACGGCCATTGCGGTCAAACCTAAAATGCCAACAAGCATGTCCTTGATTTGAATACCCTTCATCATATGACTTAATATAGTCAACGAAGCGCTCATTGCTATCAGCAACAAAGACAACGACGCCGCTGCTCCTAAAGACGAATTAGGATCTAATTGACCTAATGCATAAATGATTCCGCCTATTATTCCTATTACTGCAGTCATTAGCAGCATCGGACCAATAATGGATTTTACACCTTTAAGTGACTTTGTTGCATATATAAGAAGTGCGAACATGCCTATAGCTGAATCAAGTGCCAAAGTAGCACTCGCTAGTTTTGCCGGATCGATAAACGAAAGAGCAACTATAGCTCCTGTCATTATACCAATTGCAACTGTCATGACAATCAAATTTTTCATGCAGTCTTTTGCATCTTTAGTTGCTTTTATAAGTCCCATCATCATGAGTGACAGTAATCCAACAACGGCAACACCCTTCTTAAGATTCTCTGTCTTAACCATGCCAATTAATGCTGCTGTTGCTGCTAAAATACTTATAGATATCGATGCCATTAAAATAGTAATGCCGACTTTTCCTAAATCTTTTCCGGCATATCTAGTCACCGCTATAAGGCCTGCTATAATTGCACCAAAAGCACCAACAACTAGTATTCCTTTACCGATTTCTTCGTAGTCCATTCCGGCTATTATCCGTATAGTAAATGCCATCAAGGTCATAGCTGCTCCGATACCTAAAATGGTCGAACCAACTTTTCCTAAGTCTTTTCCGGCAAGTCTAGTCGCCGCCATAAGACCGACTATAAACCCTCCGAAGGCACTAATAACGGCCATTCCTTTAAATATATCCTTATATTCTAGCTTGGAGATAGCTTTTATAGTAAATACCAGCAAAAGAATAGCAGCCGAAATCTCAAGGATTGTCTTTCCTAAGTCATTAATTTCTTTTTCAGCAAGATTTGTAGCCCATATTAAACCTACTATAAAAGCAGAAAATATGCCAACGGTAACTACACCATTAGTAAGTTCTCCAGGATTAAGTTTAGAAATCGTTTTTATAGCTATAGACAGAAGTAACATAGCGAATGACAATTTTATAAGAGTTGCATTAATCATTTCAACATTCGGGCCAGCCAAATTCATCGCCGCAATTAATGCTCCAACGAAAATTGTAAGAATCCCTAGAGAAACTGCACCTTTTTCAATTTCATCCCATGACATACTAGAGAGATCTTTCATTGCTCTAGATAAAATAAGCAAAGATGCTGCGAAAGAAAGAATAAGAAATCCTAGACAACTTACTTTTACTGAATCCTTAATGTCCATCTTTGATACAGCAAAAGTAAGAGCTGCAAGAACAGCTGAAATAGCAGCAATTGCTCCAACTGATTCCCATAAAGAACCAGAATCTAATTTAGCTAAAATATAGATAGATGCCGCTAATATTCCAATAGCCTTGGCAAAGTTCAATGTTGCCTCAGACTTTGTTTCCATAACTTTTGCATTGACATATTTGGTTATTCCATCAGAAATTGCCGTGAAAACACCTTTTATGCTATCTGCTACTCCACCGATACTTTCTGCAAAATAAGCAAAGCTCTTAGCCGCATCGGCTATCTTGTTCACGATGTAAAGCAATGTGCCAACATACGCCAAAGTAATTACAGCACCTAGATCTATGTTCTTTATAGTCTCGATGCACTTTTTACCAAAGTTCTTAAGAGCTTCCCAAGCTTTTGCTGCTCCATTTTGAATTCCTTTGATAAAACCTGCGATTGAATTTTCGCCTATCTCCTCGAATTTTACAGATGGAGAATGAATACCAAGAACGTTTTTAATTGCATTTAAGATACTTTCTCCAAATTCGAACATAACCTTGACGATTGTTGGTATGCCGTTTTTGAGTCCTTCACGTAAGCCATCTATTATGTATTTTGGAAGATTGTCTACTTCTTTAAATTTTGCAATCCACTTTTTGACGCCTTCTGAAGACTCGGAGAACCATTTGGATAATGTTTTAAAAATTCTTTGAAGTTTTTCATTATTTTTAACCCAATTGTAGACTGCCGTAGCTGCTTCTTTTGTAGCAGCAACTACTACTTTTATTAATGGAGCTAAAAATTCAACGGCCTTTGCTATAAGGTCATTTTCTTTAAGCCAATCTCTTAACTGGACAAGAGCATCACCAAGATTGGCGGATAAGTCAAGAACTTCGATGTTAAACAGAGCAAGTACTTCTTTTAAAACTTTAAATACGAACTTCAATGCCCCTCCGGCAAACATTCTAATGATGTCCAGAACGGCAAACAGACCTTTAAAAGTTCTCTTTAATTTATCAGCTCTTTCCTCTGAAACTACCATCTTTTCTGAGAGCGTGTGAATTGCATCGATGATAGCATATAAAGCTCCGGTATTTTTAGAAGATCTAAATACTTCAGACCAGGCCCTCTTGAGTGATCTAATAACAGAAGTTATTCCCTGCAAGGCGTTTCTAAAACTGTCAATGAGCAAATCTTTAGCACTAGGCTTTTCCAAATTTGCTATTAATTCGTTCAACGGTACGTCAGTTTCTTCCGCTTGTTTAGCCAATTCGCGAAGAGCTTTAACTTGTTCATCTGTATATCCGGTGCTTTTCAATTCACTGTCTGACAGATTATTAACAACGTCAGTTAAATCATCGGCTGTTATAGTGGAATCAGACCAAGTGCCGTTTGTTCGTTCCCAAACTTTATTAACGAGCTTCTGAACCGCAGAGTAGTCTTCTCCGGCTTTTGTTAAAGCTCTTATTCTATCGACGCCATTACCAAAATCTCCTCGAATAGTCTTTTTGACAATCTCCTGAAAATGTTCAAGACCATCCGTCGTTACCTGTACTGCATCGCTAGTTTTCGTAAAAGAGTCGGCAAGCTTTTTTATTGTTTCAACTATGACATTCTTTGAAAGTTTACCTGCGGCAACAACTTTTCCTAAAGAACCATACTCTTTTATTAAATCGTCAATTGCGATGCCATGTTCTTTTGCCGTTTTTTTCAATTCATCTTGAAAAGTTTCTGTGGAAACACCGGCCTCGTTTATTTTTTCGATTAAAGCATCCCATTTTGAAATAGAACGTGTTTCGCCAATTGTTTCAAAAGGATTTTTAATATTGATCGCTGCAATAAAATCTGATACTTTATTCGTAATATTAGTTACTGTAGTAGTAACGAAATCGGCAACAGGAATAAGGGCCGATTTTATATCATTTATTTTTTCTCTTAATGTATTGAATAATTTTACTAATGCGCCGTTTTGTTCAACCAACGGAGATATAAATAAAGCTCCAATTCTTGCCAACGCAGCTTTAACGTTTGATAATGAACCAGTAAATGTTTCATTAGCTTTTTTAGCATGCTCGCCAAAAGCGTAGTCCATAGCTTCCGCAAAGAGATCAAATGAAATTAGTCCTTTTGAAACCATATCTCTTACTTCAGCTTCCGATGTATCCAAATAATCAGCCAAAGTAGCTGCTGCGTTAAGACCTCTTGCGGCTAACTGATTAAGCTGATCGCCCATCAGTCGACCATTACCAGCAACCGTAGTGAATATTCTACCCATATCTTCATATTCACTATTAGTCATTGCAGCAACGCCAGCAACAGCTCTAAGCGCAGAATACATTTTGTCTCCTGCTCTCATTCCGGTCGCAGCATACTGAGAAGCAACTTTGGCAGCGGCATCCAAGCTATATGCTGTTCCATCAACCGAATCGTTAACGTCTTTCATTACTGCTTGAACTGCTTCTTCATCCTTTAATAAACCTTGAAGCTGGAAATGAGCATTTTCAAGGTTCATAGCCCTCTTTTTACCGCCCTGGACTATACTGTTTGTTACAAAATTAACACCCTTTTTGGCGAAGTTAATCATTGAATCGGTCATATTCTCTATAACTCGCATTCCTACGATACCCATAGTAGAGAAACGATTTTTAAGATCCTCGACTCCGCTTGAAATTTTGTCAAATGAAACATTGTTAGCCGCTCGGTCGATGTTTTCGAAACTTTTAGATGCGCCGTCAAAGTTCAAACTTTTCTTTAGTTTTTCGAGCGTCGACATAGAAGTCGAAACGTTCTTTTCAAACTGGGCGTTGTCAAATCGCATTTCGACAACTCTTTCATCGACTTTCTTACTCATATGTTGCTAACCTCCTTCCACGCATCGTCAGCAATTTTATCAAATATAGGCTGGATAGCAGGATTAATATAATCTCTTCCTTCTACCCAACCTCCGTTTCCGGTCCCGTGACCGTATTGTAAAATAATAGCTATCGGGACCCCTTCATTAATATTCGAATTATAGAAACTTATAGATGCCGATCCATTTTGATGATCGATTTCATAATACCAAGAACTGGCTGTTTTTCCAGAATCAATCGGAGTAACAGACGCAAGGGCGGCCACTCCCTCTCGACCGTATTTGTCAAGTTCGCCAATTTTTATAGTGTTTTTTAATCTTTCTAAAAAACGAGTAAAATCAGAAAAGTCGCCCTTTTGTCTGAAACTTATCATATTCTACACCTCTTAAACACGTTTTGTGTAATTCAGAGCAATCCAGCCAGCACCAGATTTAAGCTTTCCCCAACCAGCTGATTCGTCGACAATCGTATATGCACCACGATCGCTTATACATCCGACGATATTGTAATTCATACCAGGACCTTTACGAATATTAAGTGCCGAAGCAGTTATCTTAACCACATACGGTTTGAAGCTTATTGCTGCGGGTTTAACTGTGGTATTAACTACGCTAAGGAATTTTATATTAATTGCACTGGAAATGGAATTTTCACCATCGGAAGACTTATCGATTACGGCTCTATCGCCTTTAATCTCGTCAACGATCCAGCTCTTTTTAATTACCCATGCGGGAACTTTCTTACCATTGTAATACGTTGCTCCATTGGAGATCTTAACTGTATCGCCTACTTTGATCTTTGAAGTGATCGTGGTTTCCTTTACAGGTTCAGTCTTATGTTCTGTTGCACCGAGTTTCTTATTAACTCGTGCGGCTATATCGCCCATGTGATTATAAAGATAAGTTCCGGGGCATGACTTATTAGAGAACCATCTATGAACAGTCATGTTCTGTTTGTCGACCTGACCAATAAGAGATTTATCAGCCTTCCACTTAAGCTCCTTAATTCCATTTCTCTTGCATATATCGGCAACGAGGTTTATAAGTGAAGCATAAGCCTTTGCGGTGACTGCATAAGGTTCTTTTTTATCTGAAGCAACTTCGATAGTTACAGCACGATGATCATTAGAAGCGGAAGATGAGCACCAAGAACGATCCTTCTCTTCAACATACATGCCTATTCTGCCGTCCGGCCCTATTCCATAATTAGATGATGCCTGTCTACTTTTAGGTGCAAACACATTGCCTATAGTCTCAACAGAACACTGACCTACAACACAATGGATTGTAATTGTATCAATTTTGTGATTTCGATTTACATTCTTATTAGGTGAGATTTTGGTATAATTAACCAAGGGGCTATTAGAAAATCCCATTAGTCCTCATCTCCTTTATTATTTGAAAGTTCTTCAAGAGCTTCGGGTGACAGCTCTTCTTCAAAAATCTCTTCAGCAAACTCTTCCTGAGTTTCGGCATTCTTTATTTCTTCGCTCATTACCGTTTCATCCTTTCGTATGCAATTGATTTCTTCGAGCAGCATTAAGTGCCGCATTCCGACTCATAATGTCTCTCTTACTCATCTTCTTAGGAGGCTGATTTTTAATATTACAGATTCTGATTAATGTAAGAAGACGATTGATGTGCCATTTCTGATACTCGCACGGTATACCAAATGCAATCATCCAATAGTAAATTAACTCCGATGTAACCTGCTCTTGGTTTGCTCTGGAAGGTTTATCTTCTTTACTAAACCATGTAGCAGTCATCGGAGCATTTATATAGTTATCAATATCACGAAGATTATCAGCTGTCAAACACATATACACCTCGTCTGGAACATTCTGCGTAAGTGTCATGCATTTAACATAATCTATAATCTCTTGTGTAGTTTTATCTGTTTTGGAAAGAAAAGGTTTACACCATTTTGATTCCCACTTTGAAAGAGAGACAAGTGAATGCTCTAACCTTAATGTCTGCTTTTTTGTATAAATGAACTGATTATTTATTTCATCCCATAATTCTGCGGCAGGTACTGTAATTTCGAGCATATCTAATACCTCTCTTTACAGCAATAATTATTTGGCAGCCGGAGCAACTGGCATAGCCTTAGATTCTTCTACCTGAGGAACAATTCCATTAACAAAGGTAGAAGCTGCATCTTCGTCGCTTGCCAGTTCCATAAACAGGTTGGAATATGCTTCAGTCTGTGAAAAAGCAGTCGAGATTTCTTCGGACTTTATGAATCTCTTACCATCGGGACTCTTCTCGCCATATGCCTGAAGTATCATCTTCTTGAAGATCTTGATAATGGACGGCATATCCTGAGTTTTTACGATCTTTTCAACCATATCGGTCAGTCCGCCTGCTGTGCTCATTTCCATTTCAACAAGCTCCGCCTTTGACAGGTTAAACCAGAAGTCCTCTGTTCTCTCAACGCCATTGTAGTCGGTATAAGTAATAGTCTTTTTGTACATGATAAATTTTCTCCTTTCAATTAAAAAGAGGGAACCGCCAGCCAATTCCCTGAATACGGTTCCCATAAAATAATTTCGTTTTTTTTTTTTTTATTAGCCTGCTGCCGTCATGAGAGTCTTTATCTCATCCGGAAGAGGCAGGCGAGGTTCTGCGCCGGCATCACTTCCGCCATTAGTAGACGGATTCTTGCCATAAAGTATATCCTCAAGAGCAGCGAGTTTGGTTTCATCAGCCTTAGTTGAATCGATAACTACTGTAGCAGTAGGCTTCATACCAGAAACACTAACGGGAGTAGTTGTAATCTCCCAAGAGAATGTTATTGCGTCGGGGCTATCATTGATAGTAGAATACGCCTTCTCTGAAGGAGACGCCATAGCACCATAAATAATATGGAGCTTATAGCCATGATCATTACCATCAGTATCGTTACCAAGCGTGGTCTTATAGCACAGACCAAACGGCTTACGAGTCTGCTGACCGACATAAACACCGTCAACAAGCGCTGCCGAACCGTCGCACTTAGCGAACTCCTCCGGATAAGTATATGCCTCAATAGTAGCGCCAAACTCCTCTGTTGAATAAAGGCTCAGATACTTAATATCGTCTGCATAAAGTGCAGTTGCCTCGGCTCCAGACGGGCTTTCAGTAACAGCTGTAAGACCGTTCCAAGCAACGCCGTTGGTATATGTGCCATTTGTCTGAGGGTAAAAAACACCCTGCTTTACACCAGTTTCATAAAAATGATCACCAGTCTTATCCCATACAAGTCTTGCCATTAAATTTTCCTCCTTAATAATAGATAGTGAATACATCGTGATTGAGATTATCCGCTGTATAATGTCGATCATATCGGCAAGTCGGTAACTTTGAAACCGCCTCTACAATCTCACTATCGGGATTCTTATCAATCACTATTAACTCATAAAAATATGATTGTCTATATACTAAATCATCGGCAAAGTTGTTATCTATATTGCTGCGACGATAGACAATCGCTGGATATTCCATTTTTACTGACTCTGGAGGCTGATAATATACGTTTTTTGATCCGAGCAACTTTTCCAGCTCATCCTGTAGTTCAATCCTACTAGACATTGCAAATCTCCCCCAAAGTCAGTATTAGTCTTGGGTACGAAACTTCGACATTATTGATCTTCCATTTCGTACCCATAAACTCAATGTAACGAATCGAATGAAAGTTCTGAATGGCATACGGATCGGCCACAATAGAAATATCATTTGAAACTACTATATTATCATTGAGATTTTCAGATGATTGAAACCTACGAGTATTTCGAGTAACGTCTCCGTAATACTCTCGTACTGTTATGATCTCTTCCCATACTCCAGGCTTTGTTTCTTTTGTCTCAGCAAAACCTATTTTACCGAACCATTTCGCCATTTTGAATTTTCACCTCGATTTATTTAATCGGCAACAGAGACCAGAGTAGCTGTTGCTGCGCTGCCTTCGGAACTGCCGGCCTTAGCATAAGTAATTGTTCCTATGTTGCTCGAAACAGCGAAACCAGTCGGAATGAAATAAGCTTCGCCGACCTTTATAACCGCGCGCTTAAGGAAAGCGTCCTGAAGCTCACTTGTCTTAAACTGGATAGTGCAATCGGAATCAATGTATGCCTTCTTATCGCTTCCCTTTCCGTAAATCACAAGAGCTGCGACGTTCTTGTCTTTTGCCTGATCAAAAATCTTATCCATTATAAATTACCTCCTGTAATTAAATAGCTAAATTAACCAGCAGCTACATCAAGCTCAAGCTCGATAGCGGAGTACGGCTTTATGAGCGCGCCAGAGCAGCGAGTCTCAATCAGGTACTTCTGCTGGTTGTAATCGATGTCAAAGTCGTCAAACATATTGACGGCACCGCCCTTATCAGCACCAACGTTATAGTCTGCAAGGTTAACGATGATACCGATCAGATCGCCACCCTCGGGGCCCTTAACGCCTTCCATAACCGGAACAGTAACGATCTTGCTGACACGCATAGCAGCAGCAACTTCACTATCATTCTTGTACAGACGATGACCCTGAGTATCCTCAAGAAGAAGGGCGTTAGTAAGCCAATCCTCAGTAGTGAAGAAAGTCGGATTACCGGAACCCTTATAGTTCTTACGAGCCTTAACAGCAGCCTTAATCATAGCCTTGGCCTTGTCATCGTCGGTAGCATTAGCAGCAACACTGACCTTCTGACGAATTGTATAAAGCTCAGCATCCGAAACGACAGGACGAATGTTGGACTCGTTGATCTTGTCATCGCTTGAAGAAAGACGACCGTCACCTATAAGGATCGCACGAGCGATTTCCTCATCAAGCATAATGCGCATCTCAGACTTCAACCAAGCAACAACGTCGAAATCGGTGATGTCAATGACGTCGTCACGATCAAGCTTCTGCTTCTTATAAATCGTAGTGGGAGTTGTGGTTCTCTTAAGCAGCGAGAAGACCTCCTCCTTCTTAAGGTTGCCTTTAATGTAACCCTTTGCACGAGCCTCATCCTCGGTTATATTGGCAAATACCGACTTAATACGAGAGAACGGAGTGTGATGGACAGCACCCATAACTGTGCTAACCCAGCCAGTGTCTCTCTTAATGAACTCAGGCGGATTGTTAAGAGTCTTTGCCTCGGGGAACAGATAGTCAATCTGCTCGATACCGTACTCATCGGCATGTGCAAGGAAGCTCTCCTTCAGGCTGCCGAAGCGCTTGGCATCACCAATAATTGTTTCCATTGCAGCATGAGAAAGAACCTCATCCTGCTGCTCATCGTTGTCAAATACGTTTCTCTTCATATAATCGTCTCCTTCCGAATGTCCCATTTCATCATTATTTTCATCATCGTCATCGTCGTTTATGCCATTATCTTCCATTATCTGGCCGATCATTGCATAGACAACAGTCTTCTGCTTTTCCGTAAGCGTGTTAAACACGTCTTCGACAGTCTCTTCGCCTTCTGTCTTCTTAACATCATCTGCCATTTCATTTTCCTCCTTTTCGTTACTTTCTGCAGAATGAATAACAATGTTTTCATTATACCCGGCATAAAGTTCAGAAATAGAATCTTCATCTGCATCATCACTATGAGCCATAACACAATCGATATAAGCTCCAGGATTTGCTCCGGCGAGAACTAGACTAAGTTCTCTTATTTCGCCATGAACTACTTCTTTACAACCATTAGGTAATGTGTTCTGCTTAAGTTTATTAGCCCATATAGACAATGAGCTAACGTCACCATTATGGACCAGCTTTTCTGCTGCCTGACCAGCTTCAGAGTCATTAAAATATCCATATGCATAAACTCCGTCCTCGCGATTCTCAAGGAACGCATGACCAAGTACTGCTAACGGATCGTTATGCTCGTGGTTCCATACTAAGGAAACTTTCTTCCCGTCGTTGTCCTTGAATGCATCTTTTCTAATAACTCGTCCATCTCCACACGTAAGATTGTTACGTGTAGCCCAACCAGAAAAACTGCAATCCCTATACTTAGGATTTACCATTTTGATTTTATCCTCCTTCACTGTATTCTTCAGAAATATCGCTATACAATCTTTGGCTAAACGGTACAGGCTGCGATTCGCCAATAGACATCTCTTCTGTTCCCGGCTGACGTATATTACTATTAATAAGCTGATCGGCCTTAGGATCATCAGAAGGTTTGAGTCCGATTATCTGCCTAATTTCGTTAGATGTTATTATTTCATTTCTGGTAAACTTATCTGCGATTTCAGCAATGTCATTAACCGGAACCAACTTGAACGGGTCTCTAAAGAATAGGATTGTCTGCTTTTGTGATCTAGCAGTTTTAGTTAGAAACTTTCGTTTCATCTCGTCAACTATAGCTGATACAATTGGTTCGATTGTTCGATTATTGTAGTTGAGCATCGTCTTTTCGTCTGCCGTTCCATCTAAGATAGCCTGAGTGATTCCTAACTGGCTGTATAGCGTACTCGTTAGAGATTCAATCTGCTTCAACAGATTGTTCTCGACAGAACGATTCAACTGTGTAATACGCTCGGTACCGTCTGTATAAGCGATACCGTACTTTGAACTTGCTAACTGCATCTCGATATCTTTACGCCTGTTTTCAGCTTGCTGACGCCTTGCTTCTGTCTTTATTACATAAGGCAACTGAATGATTAAATCCAGTTTGCCAGAAGCAGTTTGTTCATCTGTGATATCCAACAAACTAAGTTTTCTTATAAGACGCTGCATGGTAGAGTTCGGCTCATTAATTATCGAATATAGAGGATTTTCAATTATGCCAACTGCGCTTTTCGGAAGTGTTATGTCTTCTTTCCTTCCAGTCTTCTCATTATAAACTCTTACTTTTACATGCTGCGGATACCATTCTAGAATCTTACCTGTTCGCATTGTCAAAATATCATATGAGTTAGTTTTATTTGGATCAAGTGTCGTATCAACTGGCACTATCGCCACGCAACCTTCATCGAACATTGACATAACGATATCCTGTCTAAAAGCTCTCGCTGTCTGGTCAATATTCGCCTCAAGTGTCAAGCAAGAATTAAGATTCGAATCTATTTCTGATAAAAATCGTTCATTGTCGTCCAATCGACAATGCTTAATATCTATTGATGCAACATCGATAGCTATTCTATTATAAATTGATGTGACAATTGAACGTTCGTTACCTCTAGACAATCTTACTCTATCCGGACGATAGTAATAGCTTGCTCCAATATCTTTAAACTGATCTGTGGGGTCTCGATTCCGAAAAGCATTCCAGGCATGTCTCAGCCTAGATCCGAGAGTCTGCTCCATTTTGATTTCCTCCCTAGTTTTTATTTAAACTACAACGTCCATTAATAACCGAGAAGCTTCCTAAGCTTTTTTCTTCCTTTGTTTATTCTTTTTGCAGTCTCGGGATGATACTGATTGAAAACCTTGCGTGCCGCATTTACTTTTCCTTTTGCAGTTTTAGCTTCTTTATAATTGTCTGAGGCTCGCTTTAGCTCATTATAATCGTTATTATGGCGACTCATTTGGTCCCATGTTTTTTGCTCATAATGTCCAGGGAGGTGTCCTTCATCTGTATATGTAGAACGGTTTCTATTTCTAAGCACACCAAGTGTCTTATCAACGGCTTTCTCCTTCGCTCTACGAGACGACACAAAATTTTCGCTCCTTATGCCATACTTATAACTGTCCTTGCTAGGAACCCCTTGCACCTTGCCATGATGTTTCTGAGAAATCTTATACGCAGTGTCAAGTTCATCTTTACTGCTAAAAGCCTTTTTATAAGCTTCCCATTCGCTTTGGTTATAAAAGTATCTAGCGTTTTTTCCAGATCCTATTTTGGCTATGTATTTATGATGATAAAGTTCATCAGGACTAATTGTGTAATTATATTTCCACATAATAATGCCTCCTTATTCAAATGCTTCACTATTAATCTTGTAAGCTATAAAAGCATCCATCATAGCTGCAACGGCATCTATTTTCTGCTCATATCGCTTCTTTAAAAGTTTTCTATTTCCATTGGTATCTTCGAGAGTAATGCAGTTACCCATCGCAAAAGTCATAAGTTCCTCGTCAAACAAAAGCATTCTTTCTTCTGCAAGCTTTTTAAGTTCACCTAAAGGAACCGACTCTGTTTTAGCTCCCTGTATAACTTTTTCGATACCGAATGGTCCGTTTTCTCGTTCCCATCTCTCTACGAATTCTCTCGCATTATATGGGTCAAATCCAAAACATCGGACATCATACTCGCACTGAGCTATATGATTGTCTAGATCGTCATAAACTTGCATCATGTCAAGAATAGTTCCTGGCATGACAATTAGACTTCCCTCTTTTATAAACTCGTCGTACTTGCTTCGCATAGCAGACGGGAGTTTCATTAGAGTTAATTCGGTTATGTAATTTCGAGTCTTGATACCAAATTCGCCTCTAGCTAGAGGGAACATAAATGTAAACGCACAGAAGTCGTCGCCCTGTGAGAGGTCTGCTCCCATCGAACACGGCATTCTCCAAAAATCTCGTTTGCGATGAGGAAGGGTCTCTTCATAAGTAAAGTAATATGTATAGCCCTCCATAGGTATACCGAAACGCTTTGCCAAAATATCATTTCTAGTCGCTGGTGCATTCTCGGCTCTATCAACGTCTAACTGATACGTCTCATAGGTAACCGTCTTACCGAGATTCGGATTAGCTTTTACCCACATCTCAGGATGCGCAACCTCGTCGATAGAATCGAGCTTGTACCACCAAATCGAAACATGCGGATTTATATACTCGCCCTTAAGGATGTCCATTAGCTCCATTTTGATTGTATCGCCACTTCCATTACGTACCGTACCTTCTGAGCTTATCGCGACAATGAGATAATCATCATTCTTAGAAGCGCCCTGTTCTATTGCACCGATGACATCTTCTCTTATATCTCCGGATAACCATTCATCAATAGTAGCAATCTTGCATCTGAGACCCTGGAGCTTATCAATGCTCATAGGTCTAATCTCAAGTAAAGAACCTGTTAAGAAATTTTCTACACCCTTTTTAGTAGATGCCAGTTTCACACGATTCGCTTTTGAACCGGTAGTATTCTGTAGAGAACCATCGGTAAGAAACTTATAAAGAGGTCCTCTAGCTCTGGTTACAGCAGTTCTAATTGGTGACATAATTTCTTCTGCTTGCTTCATTGTAGGAGCTGTAGTAATTTGGTGAGTTGTAGAAGTATCGACGTTTAAAAAGAAGTTCTGAATGCAAGAGCCATACATTGATTTCGCGGCACCTCTGGCCACGATCAAATACTGCTTGTTTATCAGTCTTTTCTTTATCGACTTTGTAACATAATGTCCACCATGACCATCTGGAGATGGTTCATAAACGCTTCTTTCAACAAAGTAATACCAACCGAATATCTCCTCTGCCCATAGTTTGAACGAATCCAGAAGATTCAGATCTTCACCGTCAGTTAGAGTTAATTCGCTCTCACAATAATCGATAAAACCTTCAACGGCCTGATCATCGTAATAGATGGCCGGATTAGCAATAAGGTCGTCTATTCGGTTCATCTCCATAGAGATTTCTTTACATACCGGTATTTCGCCTCTGATTACGGCATCACGAAACTGGCCGTAATACTTTGGAACGGCTGTGTTTGATAATGCCATGCTATTCTCCTTTTACTTTTTCTTATTCGGATTAGATACTATATAATCTGCCGCGTCCTTAGCATTAAACTCTCTAGTCATAGCAGCTTTGACTGCATACGCCATTGCACCGGCAGCAGCTGCTGTAAGAACTTTCTTACCGGCGGAAGACATTACTTCGGATGCAAACTTTTTACCAGGACCAATGTCTTCTTTTGTAAGCTCTCTAAATTCTCTTTCCATCTTAAGCCTTTCAATCTTCCTTTTAAGTTCCTCGTCAGATAAAGTACGTCTATTTTTCAAATCAGATTTTCTCTTTGTTCTTTCTTTGAAATCTGGAGACGGCTCGTTTGACTTTTTCTTTCTTCTGGAAGATCTGGTTGAAGAGGGACGAGATTTACGCACACCCCACTTCATACCGAGGACGCCATAATGATAGAGTTCATTATTATCCATTTTGATTTTCCTCCTCGAATATTAAATTGTTCATATTATGCCGAGCATCTGAAGAATCTTTATAGCCGCGACATAAAACATTGCACCATAGAGACCAAGCTGGTTCGTAAGATTAAAAAGTATTGCTGTAATCATTTGTTACACCTCCTTTTAATCATATTCGCCAGGGTCAACTGACACGTTCAACCTCCACTCAAGTTCGCTAATCATTCGATTCATAGATTCCATAACGGCAGAACTGAGAGGCGGATCAAACAAAAGTTTTACCTTCAAATATACATAAGACTTTACAGCTTCGAGATTTGAACCGGTTGAGATAAAGTCGTCCCAAGTATCCGATTTGCCCTCTATACTGAAGCCTTCAGAAGGACCGACACCAAGTTGTGTTAGGATCATAAACACTGAATTAATGTGCATGATCAAATCAGCATCGAAATGCTCATAATCTTCTGTAATTCCGAGCATCTTTTTAACTGATGTCAATATGCTATCCAAATTAATACCTCCTTTAATGTCGCCAAGGACAAGTGTCGTTCTTGCTTCGTTCAACAGGAGATGCGACTAACAGAGTTTCATCTCCGTAGTGAATAGCATTGTGTGTGTTCATTGTAGTAGTTATAACGTTGTTCGGATCGAATACCATTGGATTACGATCAAGTACGTCTTCAACTGTAATCGGATTGATGTGATGGACTATGATCTTTTGTCTGTAAAGTTTTCCATCTTTATCTCTAACACCGAATATTTCGTGATCCTCGCATGCTAAATCGCAACCGTTATCTCGAACTATTATTTTGTCCCTAAATCTTCTCCAATCTCTGGAGTTGTAAAGGACTTGGTTTAGGTATCTATCATATCCGAATGTCTCTTTTCCAACTGCTCCATTGAGCCTAAGATAATCAAATCGCTCTTCAAAGGTTGGAATGGTGATTAATTCCAAATAAGATCTATTACTCATTCAAATCACCGTTTCCGCTATACTTTCTCATAGCTGCAATAGCGTCTGAGTACAATTCCTCGACTCTCTTAGCAGACTGAAGAGCTTCTGTCCTAGCTCGAAGTAGTTTGTTTTCCTCTTCAAGTTTTTCTTTTTCAAGCCGCTCCTTTGTAGAACCAAGCTTTAAAAAATGAGTTATAACCTGAGAAGAGGCGGTTCCTTCTAGTAATTGTTTTTCAGCAAGATCGACGGCTAGAGCTATCATCTGATTTTCTCTCGACTCTGGTGTCAAACCCGGTCTTAATTTTTTAGTTGGTTCTGACTTCTTAACTTTCGCCACCTATCCCGCCTCCTCTCCATTTTGATTTTTATTAACTTTCTGTCGCCTCTTCAAAGTAGATTCCGACGAGCTGAGACGGAAGATACTGCAAGATAGTACCTTGACCGTTGCTGTCGTCTCTTGTGCATCTGTAAATTTTGCCGCCGTCGAGATAGTACTTGTCTTTAAAGTACCTCATGCCAGCCGCCGCTGTAATAGGATTGTCAATCGTGCCGTCTTCGCCGACCGTGATAGGCTCCCAGTGCGCGGCGGTGTTTTCCGGTAACCATGTCGGATTTGCTGATATAGCGTTATAGCACTTATACAGCCCGTTCGGTCTTCGTACTATACTTCCGACAGAATAATCGACATACCCGCTCCAGAGCGGATAAAGCTCTGCATACTCTAAAGCTTCTGCATCCGTCGTAACCTTCGTCAACACGCCATCTATCTTGTTGCGATAAGCTTTTGCTTCTGCGCGCGTCATATATCCGCACCTCCTGTGATTATTTCAAGTGCTTCGGTATCAGATATTTCCTCGTCAGGTTTGTCGATTTCCGTCCAGTTACCCGCACTGTCGTTAATACCGAGGTAGACGGTTACAGCGATAACATCGCCTTTTTTCAATACCTTACCTTCATCTGCCGTGAGTATGTTGCCGTTTATTGTCATGCTGTAACCACCGTCCATCCTTTGTTTGTTGCCACTGCAAGCGTGGCTTCTGGAATCCCTACTGCTGCGGCGGGCGTTTTCGCGAGTTTTATAGTTCTCGCAGTGCCTCCCGAAATGTCAGGTAAGGAATTAAACATTTCCGCAACCGCCGCAACGGAAAGGTTTGTTCTACTAAAGTTGATATTACCGGGGAACGCAGTCATGTTTTCCGTTCCGCTAAAAACAACTTTTCTGAGCGAACTCAAGCTTACGTTAATTCCGTTAGCCGTGAACTTCGATATATCAACAACTAACTCTTCAAGTAAATCAGAAGCGATTATCTTTTTAACCTTTGGACAGCCCGTCAAACGCCTAAGTTCTGGAGCAGTATTAAGATAGCCGTACCCTGATCCTGCGTTGCTGTTGGTAGGCGATACGCCCAACCCTTCAAGGCCATACGCCCTGTCGAGGGCAGGGTAGCCTTCCATCAAATACATGTATTTAATGCCGTAAAAATATGCGTCGGCGACGTGAGAGTCGGCGGCGCTTACATTATATATCACATCTCTAACTATCGTCGGGCAATAATAGTCGTAGGTGTTGTTAAATCGAATGTTGCGATAAGGCTTTGTAAGAGTGATTCTGACAACTATTTGTTTTGTTCCGTTCGACAACGATTTTGCCCAATCGAACTCGTTAAAATCGTAATTAAGCGTAATAGCTTTATCATTATTCGCGCCCCCTCCCTCGACTGTCCTACTCGCTTTTGAAACAAAAGCACCGTTAACCACAATTCCCTCGTCCACGGTTGCAGAGTTAGCGCGAAACCTGAAACTTTCCTTGTTAGGATAATTCTCTTTCAGTTCGACAAGTAAATACATAGTATTCTGTTCAACCTTGTCATAATCCGGCAGTCTAAGCCACTCGGCGGGGCGTGTGCCGCCATAAACCTCTCGCGGATCAGACTCCGGCGAGGAAGAGCCGCTTGTTATAGCGTCAACCGCGTCGCCAAATCCTTTGGCGGAGTCCCATGTTATCTGGTCTGTGCCTCCTGTCTTATTGCGGATGCGGTTAGCCGTATAGGTCATAGCGGCATCAAGCGCGACGGAGTCAACTACCTTGTCGTATGCCATCAGTAATTACCTCCAGTCCAAGTTGGCAGTGCGGCAAGCGTGTCCGCGACTATCTCCTGCTTGTCTGCGGGAGTCCAGTAGTCAGTGCCCTTGACAGGCGTGTCGCCCTTATCGCCCTTGAGTCCGACATCAGAGCCGTTATATTGAAGTTTGCCGTTTAAGTCGGAGAGCTTGTCAAGTGTATCTTTGTTGGCGTGGGTGTGGGATTTAGTAAAAAGCTTGTTAAGTGCCGCCATAACAGTTTCGACATCTGGCTGTGCGGAGTTGTAGTAATGAATAGACTCCGCGCTGATACCGCCATTTGTAAACTCCCATATTTCATATTCTCCAGACTTATACACAGTCGCCATCATATAACCGCTATATGTAAACGCGATAAAAATATAAGTTGTGCCCTGATAGGCTTCAACAATAGGCAGCTCCAAAAATGCACCGCTTGCTGTATCCGTGGCTATCAAAACAACCCTTTTTTCGGCGGCAACCGCCGCATCTATCTGCTCGATTGTTGCGTCACAAGATGCGACCGTATAATAATCGCCGTTGGCTTCAACCGTCATTTTGATTATGAAGTCGGATGTTCCACCGCCTAAAGCTTCCCCGTTATAAGTAGGCTTGCCGTCGGTTTCAGAAAACTTATCAAGAACCGCCTTGTTAGTGTGGGTGTGTGAATCGAGAACGAGCTTGTCGAGTGCGCCTCCGACTGTCGATATGCGCGGCATCGAAGCGTTGGAGTATTCAACAATATCTGCTTTAATAGGCGACAAATAAAACTGCCAATCATCTGTGCCAGACTCAGGGTTCTTAGCTACATTTGCTGCCACCAAGAACGAACTTAAAAATGCTCCGAAAGTGTATGACTCACTGTATTCCATCTGAATCATTGGCATAACGTATTTATCGAATGCAATAGCTTTAATATTTTGGCCACTTGCAACTGCCGCATCAATCTGCTCCATTGTTTTATCGCAAGAGGTGACTGTATAATTATCGCCGTTGACTTCAATTGTCATTTTTATTATGAAGTCGCCAGCTCCGCTTCCTATCGAAATATGACCAGAGAGACTTACTACATTAGAAATACGACCGGAAAGACTTGCTCCATTAGGAATATGACCTTTGACAGTTCCGGCCTGTTTGATGTCTGAATTGCTCATTACCACGTTACCTCCTTAAGAATCTTGAAGGACGTCGGAACGATAACTGTATAAACATCTCCGCCGGCAGTAGTGAGCTCAACATCATATACATACTTGCCATAGGGAAGATCGCTTGTATCGCTCGGTATTATATCAAACTGAGTAGATCCCTTGATTTCTTTCTTAACATATGGTGTCAGATCATTAACGGTCCTTTTAATTGTAAACCTTAATGTGTCATTGGCGGAAACTATATAGTCTTCGCCTGTTGAATCGTTATGTATACTTACAGAGAGCCTAGCAGTGTCTCCTCGTGTCAGCTCAATGCTTCCGTCGTCATTAACGTATAACACTTTTACTCACTTCCTAACTTGTTTCAAATATAAAAGAATCACTTCAAGACCACATTTAAAAGAGTTCATAAGGAGTTATAAGAAGATTGTATGTACTTTTTAAGAAAGGAGAAAGCAAACAATTAAAGAAGAGGTGATTCTGAAAGATGAAGGTAGAATATAACGAGAACTCCTTAGCTTCTCTACCCTGCCACTGGCTTTCAGTTCCAGTGTGAACTCTTTTAAACATGGTCTTGAAAATATAAAAATTACCCCCGGAGAATTTTTGAGGAGGCCGGCTCAAATCCAGTACGTGAACTCCGTGATTATGGGACTGGCACAGTATTTGCAAC